CTCTCTCTCTCTCTCTCTCTCTCTCTCTCTCTCTCTCTCTCTCTCTCTCTCTCTCCTGTTCTGAGGGTATAGGAGAAGTATAGGACTTTTCTACAGAAGAAAAAGAGCGAAGTTTAGACATGGGGATGCTCCTTTGAGTGAGTTTAATTATTAATCATGTGATACATATTATACGGCTTGCTGATCTATTAGATAAGATGTTATACTCTTTATATCTTGATGATAATAATGGATGAATGCACAACCAATAAAAAAGCCCGCATGTAGCGGGCAGGAGTGTAGTATGGAAAGGAATAATGAAGATCGTATTGTTTCTTTGTTGGAAGATATTAAGAATATTTTACTCTCTCAGAGAGATTTGTACTTATACTATAACACGCAAGAATATCATCATTCCATTTTCGGAAAAGAACAAGATAAATCATATGTATTGCATACAATGTACCCGGAACCTTTCGGTATATTGACACAACGCGGTAAAATTCCTGCCCCTTTATTTATGCAACCTTTTTTTGAAAACGCACTAGAAAATATAACTAAATTTTACAATAAGGATAAAGAATAATATTGTACGTATTAAATCCACAAAACCATGATCGTTTTATTTTTATCTCTATTTCATATTTACATTTACCATCTGATAATAAACAATTAAATTTATATTTTTGATTTTTATATAAAACTTTTTGAATATTTTTTACATTTCCAATTTTTATGTGCTCTTTAAATTGTCCAGTGTTTGGGTCCATTTCTTCTGAATTTTCGATAATATCGAATCCCTTAATAGATATGGCTTTACATATAGTTATGGGTTTTGAAGAAGTATTATATAGAGTTTCCTTATCTTCAAGAATCAAACCTATATTCTGATTTGCTTTGAATGTAAGGTATACTGTAGCACAAGCTGTTACTATTCCAGCAACATCAGCAATCGTTATACTATAAGACATAATATTATTCCCCGCCCTGTGCGGGGTTTTCTTTACTCATTTGGCGAATTTTTATTAGAAGATCAATTTTCTCATTAGTAAGATTTTCGATCTGCTTTTGCGCAAGTCTATTTTCCCCCTCAAGCCTTAAATTTTCTTGAGACAACTTTTCCATAGATATTTCAAGTTCGTGAATCCTTTTATTCTTTGCATCAATATCTTTAGAAAAATCTCCCTCTACTTCCCAAGGGAAAATTACCTTGACCCCTACCGCGTCGAATACAGCACCTACGTTTTTCAGCGTAGGGTTGTTTCGCTCTCCGGTATACCATCGAGAAAGATTAGGTGCAGCTATTCCCGTAATTGCTGAAAGCTCCGCCTGCTTGCCGCGATCCTGTAGGATCATCTTCAAATTTCGCATAATACGTTCGTACATGTTTTCATTCATTTTTTTATGCTACCAAAAGGTATTAATCCTTCAATGCCGTATAGGAATAATTTTCTTGATCTATAAAATACCTAAAGGTATAATATGCCTATGAAAGCGCAAATTGTAACCGAATTAGATTTTTTTCTGAATAAATACAATATGTCAGCAAGAAAGCTAGCGATTGCTGCTGGACTTCTTCCCAACACGCTTACGCGGCTTCTTTCCGGCAAGCGTCATGATATGCGGTCTGAAAACGCCGACAGACTCCGCGCCGCCATGCGTCGCCTTGAGTGCGAACTTAGGCCCACAGCCACGGCTGAAACTCCCAACGAACGCAAAGAGGTGTCTTGCAATGGGTAGCGCCTTGATAGGAATTGTTGTGGCCCTTGTTATGCTCGTCGTCTTTGTCCCTACAGACTAATCCCGTAGTGCACCGTCTTACCGCCTCTTCCAGAGTCGGGTATTCCGCTATCCGGTAGCTTTTCCAAAGAATGGAGCCACGAAAGAGGATGCGGACACGCCAGACGGTACGACGCCGTGTGATGAGCAGGTGAACGGTTTCCATGCCCCCATTAGAGCATGGGGATACACCAAGGAAAATGATCGATGAATACCCAAGATTATAACACGTTGACCGAAGTCATTGAGTCCATGATCGATGAAGGCGAAAAGCCGATAAAAGCTATCGCCGCCGAGATAGGCAAGCCGTATCCGACTCTCAAGCGTGAGCTGAACCCGGCTGACGACGGCGCGAAGCTCGGAGCGGACGCACTACTCGGCATTATGGCCTCCTGTGGCTCAATCGCGCCCTTGGAATGGCTGGCGGACAGGCTCGGTTATGTCGTGAAGCCCAAGGAATGGGCAGAGCCAGACAAGCCGACTTGGGAAGGAGAATCCGTGGACGATACCATATGCTGCGGGAAGATGGTCATGCTCATGCAGGAAAAAGCGCATCCGTCCATCGTCTCCAAGGCTGCGGAAGAATGGAAGGACGAGATAGACCAGACGAACACTCGGTATAGACGAGATTACAATCAAGCGAGGCAGTAACCATGCAAAAATGCCAGCTTTGCGGTCGGTGGTTCAAAGGGAAAAAGGCGGATCATGTCTGCGAGATTGATCGCGTCTATGAAGAGCGAGAGTGCGTGATCTGCCACACGATGTTTATTCCGGCAGGACACAACCAGATCTGTTGCTCGGAAAGCTGCCTAAAAGCAAAGAAGAGTCTGGATGGTGCCGAGCGGGTGCGTCGGTTCAAAGAGAAGGAAAAAGAGGATAGGGAGACAAGGCCTTGTGCCATATGTGAGGAAGAATTTATCCCGCGTAGTCACAACCAATTGGTATGTGAAAAGCAATCATGCAGGGCAGAATACAAGAAGCGGTATGATGCGGCCCGATACAAAGGGGATTTTACTCCTGCACCTTGGTACGGGCAATTCTGTATGCCCGATCCGTATCAAGGGAAGAAGTTGTACTTCGACGGGCTGCATAGCGTCCGGGGAAGTATGCCGGGAAGGGCCGCAGATCCGGTTCTGGGGTTTTGATATGTCGCTCCATTGCCGTCACCGCCTCCCTACGCCGCAAGCCGCAGGGTACGAGACGAAAGAGGCATTGCTGGAGGCTATCAGCGCATTTCCGCACTTGAGGCCATGCCCAAAAGCCAACTGGTGGTGGCTCGACAAGAAGCGATGCCAGAAGTGCCGGAACAGGGTTGAAGTGAAACTTGATGCTTCTAAGGCATAGGCAAAAGAAAAGGCCCGATGCGGGAACACCGGGCCAAACCAAAACAACTAAACTGACGGAGTAATTATGATGGAATCGCAGAGTAAAGTCAATCCGATAATTATTGAATCGCTCAAGAAGGTCGAACGCCTATTCCGAATCAAGGCGCGTATTGTCGACGCTATCAATGCAAAGATTCAAGTCGAGCGCGATAAGATAGCGAGCCTCGAAAAGGTGGAGAAGGCATGAACAATGACATCCGCCTTTCTGTGGAGTTTTTCGATCACCCCAAGACGGTCAAGCTCCAGAGACGTCTTGGTGTTGGTGCGGTTATCTGCCTGCAACGGCTTTGGATTTGGACGGCTCAAAATCGTTCAAACGGCGTGTTGAGCGGAATAGACTGCGAGGATGTGGAAATTGCCGCGAAGTGGGATGGGGAACCCGGAGAATTTTGCCAGACGCTCGTGGATCTGCGTTTTATAGACGAAACGGATGGAGTTTATGCGCTGCATGATTGGTGTGAGCATCAAGAATATGCCAGCAAGGAAGAAGAACGAAAGGATCGTGCGCGCAGGGCTGCCGATGCTCGTTGGGGCAATAAGAATGCCTCCGGTATGCCAAAAAATGAAAATAGCAATGCTAATGATTCAAGTGAGCTATGCTTACACTATGCTAATAGCATACTGGACGCATCGTTAAGCAATGCCCCAAACCAAACCAAACCAAGCCTAGAAGAAGATACTACCCCTGACGGGGTAGTTGTCGACGCCGAAGCCGTCGACGCCTCCCAGCCCGGCGAAAAGCGGCAGGCCCATGCCTCGCCAGCCTGCCCCTATGACGCCATTGTCGGCCTGTATCACGAGGCTTTCCCGGAACATCCCCGGGTTGCAATCGTGAACGCAAAGCGCAAGGGGGCAATGAAGGCAAGATGGACAGAGGCCGGAGAGAGGCTGCGAATGCTGAACAGGGACACCTCCGCCGCCGAAAGGCTGGATTACTTTCGGCGGCTGTTTGCAAGGGCTTCCCGGTCTGATTTTCTCACTGGCAAAAAGGCTTTTCGAGATGGGACAGTGTACCGGGTGGATTTCGACAAGCTCATGTCCCCAAGCGGGTTTATGGGCGTGATTGAAGGCAAGTACGACAATCGGGAGGTGGCTTGAAATGGCAGTTCAGACGCTTGAACGCGGCATCATGGCCCGCAGGCAGAATGCTCCCGCGCCAAAGCCCGTCATGGCCTCGGAAGCCCGTGCACAGCTTGAGTCCAGCGTCATTGCCGCGACTCTCTCGGGCATGAACCGGGATGCCCATTTGCTTGGGGATGTACTCGATATCTGCCCCGCAGGTTGTTTTGTGACGCCGGAAGCTGCGCCGCTTGCCGTGGCTCTCGATTTGCTCCGTCAGTCCGGTCAACGTCCCAATCTCACCGCGTTGGCAACACAGATGCAATCGCGTTGGGCGAAAGATCCTGAACTTTGGCCCGCCCCGGATATGGCGCGCATGGCTGAACTTTCTACGTCCGCGTGGGGGTTGAAAGGCCATGCCGAGAGTTTGGCCCGAAAGCTTGCCGATGAACATCGCCGGGCGGAACTCCATGCCGGATTGCTCGAAATTGCTGCGGAAGCATCGGTTTACGGCGTGGACTCCGAATACATCGCTGACCGTGCCCGAAAGCTTGTTGAAGCTTCGGGAGGGATTCAGGAAGCCGTAACTATGTCGAACCTCATGGGCCGCATTCGGGCAAAGCTCGATAATCCGCAATCGCTGCGCAAAATTCAGACTCCGTGGAAAAGCTTGAACAGCGTTTTGCGTGGGGGATTCATGCCGGGGGAATTGATCGTCCTTGCCGCTCGTCCCGGCCTTGGAAAGACGGCTTTAGCCGCAAATGTGGCGTTGGGTGCCGCATGGCGCGGAATGGGTGTGCTCTTTGTCTCATGCGAGATGAGCGACGAAAGCCTTGGGCATCGCCTCATCTCCCGTGTAGGGCGTATCGATGGGCGGTTTTTCCGTGAGGGGATGGGCGTCACGCCGCAGATCCGTGGAGCTATTGACACCGCCATAGGGCAGCTTGAAGCCCTTCCCTTGTCCATCGTGGAAAAGTCAACTGTGCCCATGTGCCCCCGCGAAGTCCGCAGGCTGGCGCGGGGCATCAAGGATTTAGGGCTCATCGTAGTGGACTATCTCCAGCTTTTGCATCCTGACGAGAAAAGCACCAGCAGAGAACGAGAAGTTGCGGAGATGTCACGCTCGTTTAAGCAAATGGCCCTTGATCTGCAAGTTCCTGTACTCCTGCTTTCCCAGCTTAACCGCTCAAGCGAAGAAGGCAAGCGAGAGCCCCGGGTTTCCGATCTCAGAGAGTCTGGAGCGATTGAGCAGGACGCCGACATCATCATTTTGCTGCACACCCGCGATCTGGACAGGGCTAATGCCAGACCTGACGTGAAATGCATAGTCGGGAAATCCCGCAGTACGGGAACAGGTGCATCGTTCTTGCGTTTCGAAAAAGCTTTTTCTGAGTTTACCGAGGGTGAAGCATGGGCCGGGCGTCCTGCGGTACAGGAAAACGATTTGTGATGTGCCCACGGTACTGTGAAATCTTCGGCCCCGGCGCGTGTGCAGGGGTATTTGACAAAAAGGAGTGTGTGATGAGCACAGCGAAAAAATCGGTAATGGAAAATGTACACCTCGAACTCCCTATCCCTCCGCTTGTCAATCACTACTGGCGGCACATTACCATCAACGGAACCCCCAGAACGCTCATATCCGCCCGTGGACGCGATTTTAGAAAAAACGTGGTGCAGATTGTGGGTGATAAAAAGAAGGCTCTAAAAATCGATTCTCGAGTCAAAGTCAATGTGGTTGTTTGCCCGCCAGATCGTCGCAAGAGGGATATTGACGGATACCTTAAGTCCCTTCTTGATTCCCTCACCCACGCCGGGGTGTGGCTGGACGATGAGCAAGTCGATTCGATTTACATCACACGCGGAGAAGTGGTGAAGGGTGGAAAGGCCGTTGTCGAGATCCTGCCGATGGGGGTGTGAGCATGGCTGAGAATGAACGGAAATTGCTGTGCGGCTGGAAGGCTATCATAGCCTACGCCAAGGTAAGCCGCCTCCTGATGATCCGCTACGGCTATCCCGTCTATGATTGCGACAGGTCCGCTAACCACGGGTACGGCGTCTGTGCTTACACCGACGAGCTTGACGCGCACATGGAGGCTATCAAGCATGGGAAAGCCTAGCGGAAGCAGGTTGTGGGCATATGGGTGCGTTGGCGTCGTGTTGATTGTCGCGGCTGTGGTTGGGGTCATAAGCAAGGCAATGGGGTGGTAATCATGAAAAATTTTTGTGGTTTGGCAAGTGGGAAAGTAAAACCCATGACCATCAAATTCAAACGCCTTCATCCTGACGCCGTTACCCCGAAACAGGGGTCGGAATGGGCTGCGGGGTTCGACATTACCGCGATCAGCCGCAAATGGCTTCCCGATGAAGCCTGTTACGAATACGGTACCGGGCTTGCTATTGAAGTCCCCAAAGGATTCGCCGCCCTCCTGTTTCCCCGTTCGTCCATTTTCCGGGTTCCGCTCCAGCTCTCCAATTCCGTGGGCGTGATTGACGCTGATTACCGTGGGGAAATCAAGGCAAAGTTCAGGCGTACCGATGGAGGCGAGCCGCTTTACCAGCCCGGTGACCGCATCGGACAGCTTGTTATCATCCCCATTCCGTCAGTCCAGTATATCGAAGCAAAGGAACTTTCACCATCCAAGCGTGGAACAAACGGCTACGGAAGCACGGGAAGGTAAGCATGAGAAAACGCGCCAAGCTGGACTTTGAACGCAGGGGCGGGTTGACCGCTATTGACGATGCGGCCTTTGCCCGGATTCTCCCTATCATCCACCAGTACATGCCCCGCATCCATCTTTCCATGTCTGCCATTGAAATCAGGGCGCATCTGGACGCTATTCTGTATCTGTCCGTTTTCTACTGTCCTTGGCGCAAAATCAAGAACTACCGCTCCATCTATCGCTTTTATCGGCGGTTGCGCAGCCGTGGCGCGCTTACCATCATTCAAGTCAAAATAGGACGTTCTACTCCCCTCGAAATCATCCGTCCACGTAAGGAAGTCCGGACTGAGCCCAGAAAGCGCAAGTGCCCGCCGTGCCCCAAGTGCCATCAGGACGCAATGGTCTGTTATCACACCAAGAAAAAATATGACGATGATGGGAACATCCGCATGATTGTCAGGTACTCAAAGTGCTCTGCCTGTGGGCATACCTCCGTTTTCATTGAGACGAAAAACAACAAATGGTGGAATAATCCAAACTTCGTACCAACATGCTGTTGATTTTTCTCCTCCAGAAGCTCCTAGTATCCAGAAATAGGAGCTTTTCTTATGCAAATTTCTCTTCGCCATTTCTCCCCGGATGAATTCCGTTGCAAGGACGGATGCGGTGGCGGCATTGAGCACATGAATCAAGACTTGCTCATGATGCTTGATGAAGTTCGAGATCGTGCTGGTATCCCGCTGGTATTGTCTTCCGCCTACCGTTGTCCGGCGCACAATCAGGCAGTCGGTGGAGTGGACGATTCCGCCCATACCCGTGGGTACGCCGTAGATATCAAGTGCATCAACTCGCACACCCGTTTCCTGATTCTCCAAGCTGCGCTTGAAGTCGGATTCCGGCGTATCGAACTGGCCCCCACATGGGTTCATCTCGACAACGATCCGAACAAGCCGCAGGACGTCGCCTTTTACCAGCATGGAGGTAAATACTGATGGAAACCACCGTGATTGACTTCATTCTGTCTACCTTGGCGCAGCTTTCTGCACAGTATCCCGACGCGGCATGGATCATCACCGCCCTGAGTGTGCTCATGACTGTGTGCGGCCTATGCGCCGTAGCCACCGTATGGATGCCCGTACCCAAGGAAACAACCGGGGCCTATGCCGCCGTATATCGGTGGGTTCATGCCTTTGCAGCGCACTTCGGGCAGAACAAAGGGGCCGTGGCTGACGGCAAGTCTCCCGCTGTCCAGTCTGAAGTCAAGGCCGTGACCGGGAAGTGAGGGCATGTGTCGAACATTACCGCCGTCATTCTGTCCTTCCTGCAACTTGCTTTACGCCTTCTTGATACGGTGGATAAAGCCGCTGCTGACGATTTTCGGCGGTCTGTTGCTCTTGATGCTTCTGGGGTGCTCGTCAGCAAATTGGGCGGAAAGAACACAGATACCGTCTACGCCCATACTGGCGAGCATCCGAAAAGTGAATCTTGATGGAATCGATGGCGTGTGGATGGACGATAGAGACGCGGCAACATTGGCAGAATGGATTTATGATGTTGAGCAATCAGGAAGGTGAGCATGGTCGCCGGAACAACTTGTCCCGAGTGTACCGACAAGGAAATCAGGGAGCGTCTTGTGCGTATCGAAACGCTCCTTGCATCTGAACATGAACTGAATATCCCCGCCCGCGTAGCATCGCTTGAAGCTGAAAGGGATCAAAGGACGGGTGCATACGCAATTCTCGGTCTTATGTGTTCCGCCCTTGGTGCGGTTATCAGCAAAGTATTTTGGAATTAAAAATTTCCTTGGGCTAGGTAGGCCAGCCGAAAAGGGTATTCCGCGCCCCTGCCCAAGGTTTTCATGCGGGGCCGATAGCGGAGTTGGGAAAATGGATGGACACTTACGCCTTACAACGGGTTATCCTGAAAATGGATTTGCTGCCCGGTGAACGCTATGTCGGAATGGTGCTTGCACTGCATCTCAATCAAAAAACGGGAACCATCCAAGTCCGTCAGAAGACGCTCATTGAGGAGACAGGCTATTCACGAAACACGGTACAAAAAGCCCTTCAACGCCTGATAGCTTCCGGGGTGTTCATCTCGCAGCAAACAGGACGCGCTGCGGTTCTTGCGCTTGGAAATAATACTGGAAATATGGATACCCCAAATACTGGGCATCAGCTACCCCAAAAATTGGGGTATCGGCGCAAACGGAAAGGCGCACCTTTTGATTTGGACACGTCGCTCAGTACGCGAATCGAAGAACTGAACAAACGCGATGAAAAACGGTTCCAGAGGGAACAGAATGAAAGAACTATCTCTGACGCCTAAACAAGCTAGATTTGCTCAAGAGTATCTTGTCGACCTTAATGGGACGCAGGCTGCTATTCGTGCAGGGTATAGTCAGAGAACGGCAAATGAACAGGCCGCACGTCTGTTAACGAAAGCTAGTGTTCAGGAGGCGATACAGAAGGGGCAGCAAGAGAGACAAAAGAGGACTCTAGTCACCGTCGATTATGTCGTTACATCTCTTCGTGAGGTTGCCGAACGCTGTATGCAAAAGGCACCCGTCTATAATACTCGCGGGGAACAGGTTGTTGATGAAGAGGGACGATCCGTTTGGCGTTTCGATTCATCAGGAGCCAACCGTGCGCTTGAACTTCTTGGAAAGCATGTCAACGCCTTTGGCGAACGCAAGGACGATCCTATCGATGAAATCCCTGTAGCGATTCAAGTTCAGGTAGTGAACGGGAGGCGTGGCACATGAATGGCACGCTCGTCATCCGCCCAGAGTTGAACGAACGACAGGCCGAATTTTTGTTCCTTGATGTAAAGTTCAAGAGCTTTGTAGGTGGGTTTGGCAGTGGAAAGACTTATGTGGGGTGCTGTGGCCTTGCTAAGCACTTTTGGGGATTCCCACGCATTGATGCCGGATATTTCGCCCCTACCTATCCTCAAATCCGCGATATTTTTTATCCCACGGTTGAAGAGTGCTTCTACAATTGGGGACTTAGGACTCAGGTCAAGGAAGGTAACCACGAAGTTTTTGTCTATTCTGGAACCACATTTAGGGGGATCATAAAGTGCCGTTCGATGGACAATCCCCAAACAATCGTTGGTTTCAAAATTGGCCATGCGCTTGTCGATGAAATAGACGTTATGCCTGTTGATAAGGCGTCCCTTGCATGGAGAAAAATAATCTCACGTATGCGCTACAATGTCGTTGGTTTGCGCAATGGTATTGATGTTACGACAACGCCAGAGGGTTTCAAGTTCGTCTACAATCAGTTTGTAAAGCAGGTGAGAGAGAAGCCTGAGCTTTCAAAGATGTACGGAATCGTTAAGGCCAGCACATACGACAATGAAATCAACCTGCCTGATGATTACATCCCTTCTTTGCTGCAATCATATCCCACACAGCTTATCGACGCTTACATCAACGGTGAGTTCGTCAATCTCACGTCTGGAACTGTCTATTGTGCCTTCAATCGTCAGTACAATAGTTGTTCTGAGGGTATCCGAGAAGGCGAGCCGCTCTACATAGGTATGGACTTCAACGTGGGGAAAATGGCTTCCGTTGCCCATGTAAAGCGTGATGGGTTTCCCTGCGCCGTTGATGAAATCGTCAATGCCTACGATACACCAGACATGATACAGAGAATCAAAGAACGCTATTGGCGATATGAGGGGGGGAAATATCTGCCAACTTGCCAGATCCGTATCTATCCTGATGCATCCGGCGATTCCAGACGCTCAGTGAATGCCAGCAAGACGGATATTGCTTTACTCCGGGAAGCGGGTTTTGTGGTTTGCGTGAATAGCTCAAATCCCCCGGTGAAGGACCGTATCAACGCAATGAACTCCATGTTCTGCAATGCATTGGGCGAGAGGCGGTACAGGGTCAACCCCGATAAATGCCCTTCATATGCGGAGGCGTTGGAACAACAGCCGTGGGCAAAAAATGGAGAACCGGACAAGACGACCGGGCATGATCATGTAAACGACGCTGCCGGGTATTTCATCGTCAAAGAATATCCTGTTGTTAAACGTGAAGTCTTTTTTGGCAGTTCAATGGGCTAGGAGAAAATATATGGCTGACAACACTGAGTATAGCAAAAAGCACCCGGACTATTCCGAGTCATACCAACGCCGGGGGCTGGCCCTTGACCTGTATGAAGGCGGCAGGCGTGTGGAGGAAAACCCCGCGTATCTTATCCGGCACCCGTACGAGACGCAAAAGCAGTATGATATCCGGTTCCAGCGGGCAACCTACCGCAATTTTGCGGCCCCTATTGTTGACGTGTTCGCCAGCTTCATCAACGAGGGGAGGCCCCCACGCGTATTGCCCGCCAAGCTTGAGGATATGCAGGATAACGTTGACCGTCTCGGCACCAATGCCAATACCTTCTTTGCCGATGTGACGCGCCTTGCCGCTGCCGGGGGCATCAGGTTTGTGCAGGTTGATGCGGAACCGCAGGCGGGCATTACACAAGCCGAAGCGGAAGAAGCCGGGCGCAGGCAGTGGCCTTATTTCATCTCCCTTGATCCCACGGACGTATGGGATTGGGAAATCGGCGCGGACGGTTTGGATTGGGTTGTCATCCACGGCGCAGGTATGGAGGGGAATGCACCATTCACCAAGGGTACGCGCTACGAAACCTTGACCGTGTGGACGCGGACGGAATGGACGCGCTACAGGCGGGAAACGGATTCCACGGCAAAGGCAGGCACAAGCCTAGGATGGAAAGAGTACGGTAGAGGCATAAACCCTTCCGGGCTGGTGCCCATCGTTCCGTTCACGTTTGAAGATACGGCGGGTTCCATCATGTCTGGCGTCCCGGCGACGGATGACGTTCTTTCGCTTGTTCTTCGCATTTATAGGCGCGATTCCGAACTGGATAAGATGCTGTTCGACCGGGCCGTCCCTCTGCTCAATGTGGGCGGGATAAGCCGAGAAAATTGGGATTCCTTTATTTTGGGAAGCTCCAATGCCCTTATGAGTACGGACCCGGGTGGCATCACGGCTGAATATGTGGAATCCACGGGGACCTCCTTTTCGGCGCAGACTGAATTTTTGACCCGTGACGAGAACTCGGTGCGTGAAATCGCGCTCCGCATGATCCGCCCGCAGTCCGGGGTAGGGGAGTCCGCCGAATCCAAACAGCTTGACCGTCAACAGCTTGATACACAGCTTGCGAACTTCGCCCGCAGGTGTGCCAATGCTGAGGCGCAGTGCTGGAAAATCGCGGCCCGATGGATGGGACTGGACGATAGCGACATTTCCACGCCTTATACTGAAAATTACGATGTTGAGGCCGCAGGGGATGCGATTGTCTCCGCTTTGGTATCTCTGAACTCGCAAGCTATCATCTCCAAGCAAACCATCAGGGACACATCCGCAGTCAAGAAGATGATGCCCGAAGGATGGAATCCCAAAGAGGAAGAGACGCGGTTGCAGCAAGAGCTTGGAAGCACGAGGGGAGCTTCTGGAACTTTGCGTTTGCCGAATATTCTTGGAGGGACGTGAACGCAAGGCATGAATATTTAAAGATAAAGGTACGGTTCATGCCGTGCCTTTTTACTTCCAATGGGTTGTGATGTTTGGTAGAATGGCGGGTATAGGGAGGATAAAAATGAAAGAGCTTACCAAAGTTGAACGTGAACCGTACCGTAAGGCTATTGAAGATGCCGTGATGAATCTTTGTGTCGCATGTAGTAATGCTCTTGCACAAGGCTTAGATGTAGACATTAATATTCAACATTTAACTGATTTCGATCCGCTGAAAGGGCCTATCCGTGGTATCACTTCAAACAGAATTATAACCGCAAACCATAAAATACCCATTGAAGAAATAGTAAGCCCTTACTCTCCACCGTCAGTAAAAATAGATATTGAAGGGTGTAATAGAGATGATATTGATCTTCGAGAGGATGCAAAATAAAAAATGAACGATATCGACCTTGACGAACTCGAACGGTTGGCGAACGGTGCTGTCCCCGGGCCTTGGCAAGATGAAGAATCCGGTGGTGGTGTTTTTAGCAGCAATGAACATCTTCCACCTAAAAGGGCATATGGAGTTTATGGCGATCTACCAAATTTTGTTTGTGATCTTAATGATGGAGAATATCACGAATATAGGGATATTGAAGAGCAGAAAAATACTGCCGCCTATATCGCAGCAATGAACCCCGAAACAACCAAGGCGCTCATTGCCCGGATTCGGGAGTTGGAAGATGAGAATAAAAAATTACGATGAAATCCCTTTCCCCGATCCTCGTTCTCCAGAGCAGATAAGGCATGACTTTAAATTATTCAAAAGGTATGCGAGGGGAGAGATAGATTTATCTTATCATTATGCTGAGTTTGAACAATCATGCATAGTTAAACCGGAGATGATATTGAATTGTAGAAATTGTGGAACACGTGATCATGTGGAATTATCATTTAACGCATATGAATACTTTGATTCATTCTATGCAATGTGTTGTCACAATTGTAATGGAGAGAATGTATATGCTCAAAGCATAGAAGATGTTATGATGTCGTGGGGTAGAGAATGACCCCTCAAGACCTCGCTGAACTCTATCTTCTCTCCCGTTCCCTTTGGTGGCGGCATGAACTCGGCTTGCTTTCCGATGAGGCCGTTTCGGAACTCATCAAGGTGCTGCGTTCGGCACGTGCCGGAATCGTGGCGCAAATCGAAGCCGAAGCGCAAGGTCTGGCCTCCATTTCGGAGTGGACGAGGGAAAGGAATGACCAGATTTCCGCATGGATTGACGATGTTCTTGCGGGCACATCGGCAAGCGTCACCAGCTACATTTCCGAAGCGTCCGTAGGCGTGGCCCTTGCGTCCGTGGCGACGTACAATAGCATCCTGTCTTTTGACGGGAAAGCAAAGGCGGTAAAGCTAGTTGAAGGGCTCACACGGGAACAGGTGAAGCAATTCTTCCAAGACCAGCCCCTAGGCGGGAAATTACTTTCCGACTGGGTGGGCAATGCCTTCTCGACCGGGACGCGGGATTCCATTCTGGACGCCATCCGCGAGGGCGTGGTCATGGGTGAGGGATATCGCAAGCTCGTCAAACGCGTCATGACGGCGGCTGATGCGGGGTTCTCCATTACTCAACGCGAGGCCACAACCTTAGTCCGAACGTACGTTCAGAGTGCCAATACAGGCGCACAAGAAGCGGTTTACGAGCAGAATGAGGGAATAATCAAGGGATACAAGCGCGTTGAGACGCTCGATAACCGTACATGCCGAATCTGTGCGTTGGCAGATGGAGCCGTGTATGGGAAAAACGAGAAACGTCCCGAACTCCCGGCGCACCCGAATTGCCGAGGCGTATATGTACCGATCTTGAAAACATTTCGAGAGGTTGGGTTGAATATAGACGAACTTGAGAAAGTTGCGAGGCCGTGGACTATCCGAGAAACGGGGCCGATAGGCACGGGCGGTCGAAAAATCCTGAACTTCGGCACCACGAAAGAGAATTTCGGCGGCTGGTGGGAATCCCTCTCCGCAGAAGACAAGCTGAAAACCAGTGTCGGACCAGTGCGTGGAAGGTTGCTTCAAGAGGGGCTAGTGCGATGGGAAGACCTGAGCGATAAGCGCACAGGGTTGCCGTACACGCTGGAACAGTTGGGATTTGATGAACAGGGAAATCCGTTGCGCTAGTGGCTCTTGACCTTCCCAACAGGAAAATTTATCTTCTAGAGAAGAAGGGCGGCAAGTGCGCTAACACTCACCGCCCCGTGTGGGGCACGTCCCCCGTGATTCAGCATCACAGTTTTGCGCCCCGGTAGGTTCGCTCCCTACCGGGGCAACTGCGTTTTTAGAGGTTCAGCAAGCGAACCAGCACAGCCGCAAGAACGCTCGCCAGCAAGCCAACGAGAACGTCCCGGAGGAAGCGTTTCATGGGGATACCCTCCTTTCGGGAGAGGTTGCCCCACATCCCTATCCTACAAAATCACACCTCCATCCGCAATCAATATCCCCCGTGTCAGACGATGCGGGGGATTTTTTTGTGCCTTTTCGTATTTCGTACCAACATCACGTTGTTTTTTCCTCTCCAGCCTCGTCTATTCTGAGCAGTTACGCGGCACGATCCGCAGAGGTGGCGTGAAGCCGAGGCAATGAATCCGGCGTGATGCCGCAACAACGAACCGAGAAGGAAAAGATGAAACTCAAGCTCGATGACAACGGCAATGCGGTTTTGCAGGAAGGTATCCCTGTATGGGTAGCCGATGACGGCAAAGAAATCCCCTACAATGTCCCTGATCTTGTAGGCAAGCTGTCCGCTGTGAATGCGGAATCCGCCGGACGCCGTAAGGAACTGGATGACCTCAATGCCAAGTTCAAGCCGTTTGAAGGGCTTGATCCGGAGAAGGCTAAGGCCGCCCTTGAAACCGTCGCCAACCTTGAAGCCGGGAAACTCATTGACGCCGGGAAGGTGGAAGAGTTCAAGGCGCAGGTTGATCAGGGATGGAAAGTCAAGCTTGAAGATAAAGACAAGGCTCATGTGAAGGAAATTGAAAAACTCACAGAAGCCTTGGATAGCAAGAACGCGGCGATTCGCAATCTCGTTGTGCGGGGTGCTTTTGAAGCAAGTACCTTTTTGCGAGAAAAAACTACCCTTCCCGCTGACATGGCCTATGCCGCTTTCGGCAAACATTTCGAAGTGAAAGAAGAAAACGGCGAACTTAAAGCCGTGGCATCCCTCGACGGTCAGCCCATTTTCAGCCGTTCCAATCCGGGAACATTCGCTTCTCCGGAAGAGGCTATCGAAGCACTGATCGAAAAGTATCCCTACAAAGAACGCATTTTGCGGGACACCATGCCCGGCGGTTCCGGTGCGACCAAGCCTAGCTTTGTAAGCTCCGCCAAAAATCCGTGGGCAAAGGAAAGTTGGAACGTAGGGGAACAAATGAAACTTTTTAGCGTTAATCCGGCCCGCGCCAAAGCGTTGATGCAAGAAGCTGGCGTCCCGATTCCTGCGGGCCTCTAAGGAGTATTTATGGCAGTTCAGAGCGGTTCTCAGGTTTCCACTCGTCTCTCCGATGTGCCGATTGTACCGGAGATTGCGACCGCAGCCATCATTCTGCGTTCGCTTAACAGCAATGCGTTCGTCAATTCCGGGGTTATGATCCGTGACCCGGAAGCCGACGCCTTTTTGACCAACAATCTTGGCGGCAAAACCTTTGCGCCTCGTTATCTCGGCCCGCTTGCCGATGATGAGCCGAACATTTCCTCGGATGACCCTTCCGAAAAGTCCACGCCCAAAAAGATTACGGGCGGGAAAAATAAGGCTGTCAGGCAAAGCCTCAACCAGTCGTGGTCTTCGATGGATTTGACCAATACCTATTTGGGGTTGGACATTACCACGGCGATCACCAATCAGATCGGCGATTACTGGAATACCCAAGAAAACAAAAGACTTTTGGCTTCTCTTAAAGGGATCATCGCCGCAGATTTGGCGACAGGTAGTCCCGTCATGACCGTAGACGTTACGGGGAAGACGGGCGCTGATGCCCTGTTCAATGCCGAAGCATTTATCGATGCTCAAACCACGATGGGGGACATGGCGTCCTCTCTGACTGCTGTAGCCGTACACTCTACTGTGTACGCCACCATGAAAAAACTTAACCTGATTGACTTCATCCCCGCTTCTGAGGGGAGGGTGGAAATTCCCACCTATCAAGGCCTTACTGTCATTCAGGATGACGCCATGACCTATGTTCCTGCGGTCACTGGCGATTCTCCTTCTCCTGCTAAATATTACACCTACCTGTTCGGACGGGGCGCGGTAGCTCTCGGCGTGGGCACTCCGAAGACCCCCTTTGCTATCCATCGTGATGAAGCTGCGGGCAATGGCGGCGGTGAAGAAATCGTTCATTCCCGCCTTGAATGGATCATCCACCCGCAGGGGTTCAGTTTCGGTCTGGAAGAGACGCCTACCTTGGCGCAGCTTGAAACGGCAAGCAACTGGACTCGTCAGTATGAGCGCAAGCGCATTGCCCTTGCTGCCCTGATTACGCAGGGCTAGGAGGCGTCTTTATGGCGAAAGAAAAAGAATCCCCTGAGCAGCCTGTAGAGGAAAAGATTCCGCCTCAACAGAGTAAGGAATCAGGTAAAGCCGAGCGCATGAGCGAAAGAACCCCCAACCAGCAAAATATGTATATTTCTGAACTGTTGCGTAAAAAGGCACAGGGGCAGAGCATGGATGCCTTGCGGGGTGAAAACCAAATGCTCAAAGCAAAGCTCAAAAGGCTTGAATCAGGACAATAAGACATCAAGGTCACGAGCACAGGCCCACAGCAACAGCACTCCTTAACGCCTAGCGTCTGAGCTTGACCACGGGCGGGGCACAGCCTCCCATGTCCCGCCCGGAATCAAGAACGGAACAAAGGACAAAGATATGTCGTATGAAACGGTTGAACTCAATGTCACGAAGCTTTCCGAGAACAAGTATCGGGACGGGAACAAGGTCTATATCGTCGCCAACTTGATTGAGCGGGCGAAAGAGCTTGAGCCGTTTGACTTGCCCCTGATTGCCCTCAACGCCAGTTCGAACGTTTGGCACCCCGTTTCTTGCGCGTATCACCTTGCCCGCAAGATGAAGCGAGTTCAGCAAGCCGATCTGAATTGTCCGATTATTCTTGATGAATCAGGGTTTGTCATGGACGGATGGCACCGCATCGCAAAGGCTCTTTTTGAAGGCCGGGAAACCATCAAGGCGGTACGGTTTAAAGAAACGCCACCCTGTGACTATGTGGAAGAAGAGTAGGGAACAAGTGAGAAGCCAATGATATATGAAACCAATGAGAAACATTTCTCTGTATTCAAAGAAGAATGTATCAAGTGGATCAAATTCTTTGGAATTACAGAATGGGAAATATTTTTCGTTCATGAAACATATGAAGATGGATGTAGAGCGGCGTGCTATACAAAACATTTGCACAAAATAGCGCACCTTGCTTTGAATAAAAGACAAGAAGTATGTGAACCAATTACAGATGAATCCGTAAAAAAATCGGCCTTCCATGAGGTGTGTGAGCTTCTTCTTTCAAGTATTACCTTTATAGCACTTGATGAAGAAATACCGCACCATGAGAGACAGGGGCTTACCGAATCTGAAACGCATGAAGTAATTAGAAGAATGGAAAATTCTATTTTCAACCATGTTGAATTAGAGGGGTGAGCATGTATGGAAGATAAAAATCTGGCTCCCGGAACAGTGGAAATCAACATTGGTGGGTGCAGCGATAAAGGGCATCCGGTGCCTGTGAAGTCTCTTACGGTCAATGGACGCAGTATTCCTTTCTTGATGGATTCTGACTTCATTCTCCGGATTAGGGGCGGTGGCCCGGCGGAAATACAGACCACCCTTTACGCCGAAAGATTTATTACCGCACCTTGGAGCAAAGAATAGCTATGCCTCTTATCGTTGAAGATGGAACCATGCCCGAAGGCGCAAATACCTACGCTTCAGTAGCAGATGCGGACGCTTATCTTTTATCCCGTGGTGTTTCTGATTGGGCCGCGCCGCCGTCTTCCGATCTGGAGCCAGATCCGCAGCTTTCAGCTAAAGAAGCCGCCCTCATCCGTTCCGCCGATTACCTCAACGGTTTGAAGTGGAAAGGAGAAAAAATTGAGTACGATTGGCCTATGGCGTGGCCCCGCGCCGGAGTGCCTACCGGAGTCAAGAACATTCACGGCGTGATGCAATTCGTCGCTTGTGACACTGTTCCCTCTGCGGTCAAACGGGCATGTATCGAACTTGCCGCGCTTTTCATTGCCGGGGAAGACCCGCTTGCACCCATCGAACGCGGTGGGCGTGTGGCGTCTGAAACCGTTGGGCCTATCTCTACCAGCTATTTTGACGATGCCGCTAGCGAAACCCTGTATCCTGCCGTTTCCGGCCTTGTATGGGCATTTTTGAGGGAAATTCCCGGTCAATCGGGGAGTATCTCCGGTTTTGCCGAAACGGGGAGGGCATAGCATGGGCTCTTGCATCTACCATCCCGAACTCTCACAAGTCCTTTCCCATACCCATATCCCGGTTGAAGGCGGTCCAAAGTACTGGACTGTCTACCTGTGGACGAACGGGAAGGCGTTGCAAAAGGCGAGGGATTGCCACGGTGATAAATGCTCAACCGCCGTCAAGGGACTCACGTGTCCCGAGTCCTTTACCCTGCGCCGGGATGGAACGGTGGATGCCTCTGACGAACTTGGGGAGATCCATTTCGCGGTTGGGGAATGGGATGAAGAGATTGTTTCCCATGAGTGCCAGCACGCTAGCCAGCAATGCCGCCGTGTGTTGCAGATAAACCCCGACGCCAGCGTCGATGAAGAGGAACGCCTGTGTTACCTGACGGGGAAGCTCACAAAAGCCGTGTACAGGTGGCTGTGGAGGTTAGACCCTGATATGTGGTGGGTTTACCGATGAATCCCGCAGCACTTGCCAAGAAAGCAGATAAGCAGTTCAGAAAAAATGGACAGGCCATGACCTTCATTCAAGAGAATGAGAGTGAACAGCCAAATCCAGACACGGGGCAACCCGAAGTCGATACAATACCAACAGAGTTCTATGGGTTGTGGGACACCATCTCTCTACAGGAGATTGGAACGCTCATTCAGGTTGGCGATGCTGTGATTTGGGCTGGAGGCTTGGCAATCCCCAAGCCTGACAATACCGATTGGATAGATGTTGACGGGGAAGCGTGGAATATTGTTGATGTAGAACCCACAAAACCGGGTTCTATCCCTATCGTGTACAAAATATATGTTCGGAGTGCGGGAAGTTCAAAGGGGTATAAGCGATTAGGGAGAAAAGCCTAATGCCCGTTGAAGCCTACGAATACCGCATCCAAGAAATCCGTCGCAAGATCAAGGAACTTGATTCCGTCATGACGGACGATGTGAACAAGTTTGAGAAGATATTACAGGAGCAAGTTCGGCTCACCATTGAGGGGGAAGCCCTCCTCATCGTCAAGAAAGTAATCTCAGAAGTCTTTGTCCGCATCGTCCTGCGAACGCCTGTCGATACGGGGCGGGCGAGGGCTTCATGGCAATTCGGCGTCGGAACGGCACCATCGGGGGTTGCTCCGGACAAAGAGTATCCCGAACTCAAAGATAAAGAAATTTCAGAAACTCAGGTGCGGGCGGCTGTCGCTTCTGCTCTTGAGGAAATATCGGTAGCTCCTGCATCTGTTTGGTTTATCTCAAACAATCTTGAGTACATCGAAGCGCTAGAGGCGGGATGGTCAAAGAAACAGGCCCCTGCGGGCATGGTTTCGTTGACTCTCAGAGAAATGACCCGGCAACTTGAACAGGAACTTGGAAAAGCATGATTAGGCTCGACCTCATACGGAAAGCTTTTGACAACGCCATGCTTGCGCAGATGAAGGAGCTTTTGCCGGGCACCCCGACACCGTTCGTTTGGTTGGGGCTTAACGTCTCTTCAACGCCTGACTTGTCCAAGCTGCATATCATAACGGGTTTCAATCCGGGGGAATCCTCAACACAAGAACTCGGTGGCCCCGGTTCTCTCGCTATCCGCGACGGCGTGTACATCATCACGCAATCCCTACCGCAGGGAATGAACGTTGATGAAGCGTGGAGAATTGCCAGCGGGCTAGAGAGCTATTTTTGGCAATTCATCAGGGAAACCCCCTTTTACACTGGCGAGTGTTGCGTATGGCTTGATGTGCCCTCTACCGCCAACAGGGGAACGGACCCCGATCAGGGACGTTACCTCATTTCTACAACCATTCCGTGGTATACCGCCTATTCGGGCGGTGCAAAGGAGTAAACGATGTCGCAGTACTGCCCCACTGTGCAGAAATCGAACGTCCAACGGGCGTTTGCGATGATTGAGACGGTTCCGGGAGAGTTGGAAAAACCGACGGCTTCCGGTTTTGTGGCCCCGGCAGGCCGTGGTTCCATTTCTCAAGCACCCACATATACGGATTCCCCCGAACTCTCCAATACGCTTGACGTAGTGAGCCAATCCAGAGACGCCATGCCGCCCGGCGATTGGTCTTTGCCGATGGTGGCGCGGCTTGCTGCCAATGCCGGAGCACCACAGGGGGACGCCATGTTTCATGCGGCACTTGGCAAGCTTGATACTTCGGTATCCGGCAAGCGCGCCTATAAATTGGATACCTGCCGACCCACGCTTTCCTTGTGGCTCCAGAATGATGAAACCGTACAGTTCATGAGCGGTTGTACCGTGGAGTCCTTGGAATGGGCCGTAGACCGTGACGGATTGACCATCTTTACTTTCTCCGGTCGTGGAAGAAGGGCGGGGATTGTTGGCGTTGGGGAACTGGCGGAAGCCCCTACTTCCGCTACCGTCAAGCTTGAAACAGGCCAATCGATGGCTTTTTCCATCGGGGGCTATATCACCAACAGAACCAAACAAGACGGAACAGAATACCAAATCACCGCCATTGATACGGCTACGGATACTATCGTCCTCGACAGTGCCCCTGCCGAGTGGGTGGCTGGTGAAGAGATTGGTCCGTGGCTTCCTGCGGCTGACTCCATCGGTAAAGAGGTCGAAAACAATAGCGTCATTTTGCTTATCGACGATGTAGAAGGAAAAATGCGCCCTTCTACCTTTACCGCGTCCCTACCGACACAATTCCTTGAAGAAATCGGGGATCAATATCCCGGGGAAAGCGCCGACAACAAACGCTCCATCACGATGGACATGAGCGTCTATTTCCGCCGTGCCGAGGCTGTACGGTTTGGGCAGGCTCTTGAGGGCAAGACCCTCTCTGTAAAGCTCAAGGCGAAAAACGAGAATGGCAGTATCGAAGTCGCCATGCCCCGCGTTCGCATCTCTTCGCCTACCATTGGGGAAGACGACGCCGTTTTGACCCTCGACAGTTCGGGTACGGCTTTGGGGCTTACGGGCGAAGACTCTTTTACCATCACTATTACCAAGGCGGGCGTTTAATGTCTCTTACTCTGCTCACGAAAAAGTTTGCTTCCTGTACTTTCAGGCTCGATCTTACCGCTGACGGTTCAGCTTATTTCGTCTGTAAGCCCATTGTTGGCTCAAAACAGAACGAAATCGCTAAAAAGGTCATGGCTGAATACGCTTTTGACGCACAGATTGCAGCATTCAAGATACTTCCTGCACTGCTTGAGGCCCATATTGTCGGATGGGAAGGACTGCAAGATGTTTCAGGGGCTCCAATCCCGTATTCCAAGGAAATGCTTTTGGAACTGTGCGAATATGATTATGAATTTATGGAAGCACAGTTGAACCGCATTCGCCGCATTGCCCGAGAAGGGCGGTTGGAAGAAGAAAAAAACTGACGGAGTGGGCCGCGTGGCAATTTGCCGAACGGCCCACGTGTGACGAATGCCGATGGATTTATAAGGAAAAACAGGATTGTTCATCCTGTACACGCTTTCAACCGCTTTCCCCACGTTCTGAAATCGCCGTGGAACGGTGGGCGTTCCTTCGCCAGCACGGTGCGGGGCTAGATACATGGGCGGGAATCCCGCTTCCTATCAGATATGAAGCTCTCCGCGTCGAGTGTGACCGTTTCACTGATTCAGAAGAACTTTTTTGGCGCATTTCCCTGTTGGACAGGCTATTTTTGGAAGAACAGGCGAAAAAACGCGAGAAAGAAGAGAAAAAGAAGTCCAAAAAATAAGGGGGAGCTACCAACTCCCCCTCGACCCGGCGTAGCAGCGCCGGATCACGGCCCTGTACGGGAATCGCGGCCCCCGTACAGGGTATCCGCGATCCCTGTCTAACTTGGGAGTGCGGTTAGGGGTATGATTATCATATGCCGCGTCCCCTTCAAATTTGTCCTGTTTGCGATACCTATTCTCTCCGTTGTTCCGAAACTCGCCCTGATGAGACATACTTAGGGCATTATCTTGAAGCCTCACGGCGTTCGATATGGATATGTCGAACCTGCGGGGCTCGTTTTGTGCTTGATACCCCAGAAGGAAAATTGACCAGAGTTCAGGACAGCCCGTCCTATTCTTACCAGAAACACCTATCCATGTCCTATGGATAGGTAAGTAATTATCCATAGTTGAATCATCATACCTCTAGAAGTTCCGGCATCCCGCCGGGCAAAAACTTTTGGAGGTTTCTTATGGGTATGGACGGTCTCGTTCCTACTTTTTCCGTCAATGGCGACGGGAACGGCTACAATGGCGGCGGTTGGGGTGATGCGGTTGGTGCGTTTGCTGGCGCTCTGATTGGCTCTTGGTGGGGCAACGGCTGGGGCGGTGGCTTCGGCAACAATGGTGGTAACGGCGGTTGCTGTGGTTCCGCCCCCTCCGCCCCCTCGGTGGTCATTGCTGGCGGTGCTGGTGGGTGTGGTTCTACTGCGGAACTTGACGCTTTGACGGGCCTTCAGGCCAGCGTCAACAGCCTTGGCCTCCAGTCACTTCAAGGCCAGAATACGACCAATATGGCGATGTGTCAGGGATTCTCTGGCGTGGTTGCGGCTGACAATGCCAACACCGCCAGCGTGAACAATTCCCTCACGCAGGGCTTCGCGGGACTGAACACCACCATCGTTTCCGGTGATCAGGCCATCCAGAACAGCCTTTGTCAGGGCTTCAACGGCTTGAACACCGCCGTTCTGGTGAGCTCCAAAGACGCCGCTCTTCAGAATTGTCAGTCAACCAATCAGTTGACCAATGCCATCGACTCTTGTTGCTGCACTACTCAGCGCACTATCGCTGCGGAAGGCTCGGCTACCCGTGCTCTCGTGTCTCAACTCGACCGCGAACGCCTCCTGACGCAGATTTGCGATCTCAAGAGCGAAAATTCCAGCCTGAAGAGCCAGAACTTCACCACCGCTGCCATTTCCGCGCTGGGTTCTCAGCTTCGTACCGAAATGCAGCAGAACACCCTGAACATCATCGGGCATATGGCGGTTATTCCGCGTCCCACTTCTGGCACTGCTACGGCTGCGGCCTAAAGGGGGGTGACCTATGGCTATGCGCTATATGATGGGTTCGGAACGTGGTGACGGCTACAGCCGTAGCGGAAGCCGTTCTTCCCACGGTGGCGAGTATGGTGGGGGCCGCTATGAAGCGCGCCGCCTTCCCCCGCGCAACCGTTATGGGGAGTTCCGCCGCCGTCGCAGCCGTCGGGAATACAATGACGGCATGGGCCGTTATGAGTTCGGTGACGACTACGAAAATCGCCATTACCGCGAAGACGACTGGGATCGCTACGGTTATGACGAACGCCGGGAGCCGTACTTTGAAGATGAAGAACGCGAACGCCGTCGCGAACGTCACCGCCGTATGATGGATGAATACGGGGATGACGGCGACGGCTATGACTAGATGAGGCTCAAGGACATCAAGAAGACCTTGAAGAACCTGACCAAGGATCTCGGAGCGGCGGTGATTATCTACGGGAAACGCTGATTTTTGAACAGCATACCGTGGATAACCCGCCCCCGACATGGCCGCCTTATCTAGCGAAGGGCGAATATTGGGGCATCGTTGAAATGGAATACGGGGAAGCGAAGAAGGCCGTAGAGGGCTTCAAAAACGGCTCCATGTCCATCTGCGATGCCATCAAAGAACTTGGGCACGTCGCTTCTGCGGCGGCTCAGGCCCGCGCCCATCTGATGAAACTCTCTGAAATGCAAGACCTTCCTGAAAAGGTAAAGGTGTAAATATGAGCAATAAGTTACCCCTTCCAGCGCGTTTCTCTGACGATGCAATGTCGTATTCGCTCGTGTACATCCCCGGACTCCCTGCGGATACAGATCCCCGGTATTCCGTTGAACCCAATGTGACCAGCATGAGGCCCATAGGTCGGAACGTCCAATCCGTGAATATCACGGGAAAAGGAAAGATGATCTTCACATGGGTCTTGATGGAACAGCCAGCCAAACCCGGGACGACAACCCCGGCCCGGCAGTATCTCTTCTTCCGGCTCTCGGATAAGCCTATCCCCTTGGATTTGCTCAAGCCGGGAGACATGATTTGCTACGCTGCTACGCCAAAACATGTCACTACAGATCCTGCTCAATGCTTTGTCGATTCCCTCTTTGGTCAGGTTTCGGCAGACGCACAGGCGGAACGTCCCCGTGACACGTGGGCAAGCGAACTGTTCCAGCCCCCACAGGAGCAGGAAGAAACGGAAACGGCCCCTCAATCTGAGATGCGGATTTCTGAACCCAACGGACAGGAAAACCATCAGGAGGAAGGGGAATGAGCGAAGAAACCACTGTCGACCGCGTCTTTCGGCGCATAGAGCAGGATGTAGAACGTATTCTTGACCGTGAACCGAGTTCACGGGGTGTCCTTAATCAGGTCATTCAAGAAGGTGCGCCTATGTTCATGGCCTACAAGATGCGTGGTCGTGTCCCTTCGGTTGACGCGCTGGAAAGGGTAGCTACCAAGTTGCTTGCCATCGTCGTAGCAACGGAAGAAGCGAGACGATGAACCAATACCCCGGAGGGTTCGCACTCTCCGGGGCTCTCAAGGATATTCGATATGCTACAATCATTTTTTTTGATGCGTAGAGTTCCTATACTGGTTCCTCCTTTTATAAAGACCGCACCGCAAACCGTGTTGGGCGATGAAAAAGCAAAGAAGGCATCGGTACAATCCCCTTCTTCCAAAAAGGCAATACGGCTTTCTGCAAAGAAAAAGGTCAAAACCAATGCCGACGCCGGATGATTCTGTATCCCCAAAATGCTTGAGCCGTCCGTATCTGTTATGTGCTCTTTGCGCCCTGTGGATTCCGGGAAAGAATCAGGAATCTAGGAACAATGACGATGGGATATGTTCAAGAAAGAAATGGCCTGAGATGAAGACAAGGCCGACAGACGGATGCAGGGGAGGTATCAGGCCAATGGGGGCGGCATGACGCAAGATGAGAGAAAACTTGTTGAGGTGCTTCTTTCCATCGACGCCGCACTATCTCACGATTTCCCCTTACCTGAAGACGCACCCCGACCAGCATGGTGTCATCTTTTTATGCGGCATTTTGGAACAGGAAAAGGAGAATGCTGTGGGATATGCCCGGAATTAAGCGAGGTAACAGTACAAGCCCTTGATAGGGCGTATGAGAAATGAGGCTCCATTCAGGAGCCTTTCTTTTTTCGGAAGACACAAACTTTCGTACCAACATCATCTGGATTTTCCCTCTCCAGCCGTGTTGATTCTCTCTCGATATCCGGTGTCCGGTCGCTGATGTGGTTCTTCTCTGCTACACATTAGCGACGCGGGCACATCCACATTTAGCAGTGAGATTGTGTATGTCCGAAATGCAGATTTTCGAGAAGGCTGAGTTTGGGAAGGTTCGGGTTGTCGAGCGCGAGGGTGATCCGTGGTTTGTAGCTAAGGACGTGTGCGAGTGTCTGGAACTTACTGATGTGAGCAAAACAATTTCCCTTTTGGATGACGACGAAAAGGGTACGAACAGTATTCGTACCCCCGGCGGAGAACAGCAAATGCTCGTCGTATCCGAACCCGGCCTGTATTCCCTCATTCTCCGTTCCCGCAAGCCGGAAGCCAAGGCGTTCAAACGGTGGGTGACTCATGATGTCATCCCCTCCATCCGCAAGCGCGGCCTATACGCTACTCCCCATACCGTTGAAGCTATGCTTGCTGACCCCGATACGGCTATCAAGTTGCTTACCTCACTGAAAGAGGAGCGTGCCAAAAGCGCCGCCCTTGCCGCCAAGGTCGAACAGGACGCGCCGAAAGTCCTTTTTGCTGATTCCGTAGCGGCTTCCCGTTCGTCTATCTTGATTGGGCACTTGGCGAAGCTTCTGGTGCAAAATGGCGTGAAGATTGGACAGAACCGTCTTTTTGTCTATCTCCGCGAAAAGGGCTTTCTCATTCAGTCGGGCAGCCGTAAGAATACGCCCACGCAGAAAAGCATGGAAATGGGTTTGTTTGAGGTCAAAGAATACCTCGTTCATAACCCTGATGGTTCAACCAGAACCAGATTTACAACCAAGGTCACAGGCAAGGGGCAACTCTACTTCGTCAAAAAATTTCTTTCTGCCACCACGCCCGCAGCCGCCTAAAAATTCCCTTCCCCTCCCCACGCGAAGCCCCAACCGTCTTGTCCTCCCACGGTTGGGGCTTCCTTGTGTTATTCCGCATCATCTTTCATTTCTATGGGGGATGCCCTCTTGTTCTCTAATTCTTTTTTCTGTATTGTTTACAAAACGTTATATATTCCATAGGAAAAAACATGATCACGTCAGTTGCACTCAAGAATTTCGGCCCATTAGAGAGTATCGAATGGGACAATCTCACCAATATCAACCTTATACTTGGCGGGAATGGTCAAGGCAAGACTTTCTTGCTCAAGGCTATGTATGTGGCGATAAAGGGTATTGAGCAGAACGGGCGTGGAAATGATAACCGAACCATTTCCGAGATCGTATCCGACAAACTTTACTGGACTTTTCAGGCTGAAAGGCTTGGCGATCTGGTACGAAAACCTATTGAATCACCCCTTAGTTTTTCCATGATGACGGAACAGGGTGGTATTTCTTTCTCGTTTGGTCAGGATACGACAAGAAAAGTTTCGGTCACAAGCAACACGCTACCAACGGAAACAAGCTCCATCTTTCTTCCCGCAAAGGAAGTGCTTTCCTTACAAAAGATCATTTTGAAGTCGCGGGAACAGGATGCAATGTTCGGGTTTGACGACACCTATTTTGATCTCGCAAAAGCGTTACGCATTTCTACCACCAAAGGTAGAAACCTCACGGCCTTTGCCTCTTCACGGGAAAAGCTGCGCGATTTCCTCGGCGGTAAGATTGAGTTCGACCCGCAAAAGGATCGCTGGACGTTCAAGAAGGGAAGTTTCCGTTTTCCGATTGGTACGACTTCGGAAGGCACGAAAAAGACGGCTATCCTAGATACACTTCTTGGAAACCGTTACCTCACGCCTGATTCACGGATTTTCATAGATGAACCGGAAGCCGCCCTCCATCCACAGGCAATCAGCGAACTCATGGAAATTATCACGTTGCTTGCTGAATGCGGTATACAATTTTTTATCGCAACGCATTCTTACTTCGTTATCAAAAAGCTCTTTATTATTGCGCTCGAAAGGGACATGTCCATCCCTGTCCTTTCGCTTGGGGATGGTAAGGCAGTCTACAATGACATGCTTGATGGAATGCCTAAGAACAGCATCATTGACGAGTCTGTGAGGCTTTACGAAGAAGAAGTTAGGGTATCACTGGCATGAGCACTGTTCAGACGATTTGTGAGTCAGGGATGCATTTTCTTTGTGATCCCCGCCACACATTTTTTGTCGAAAAATACGTTCATGATACCGGGTTGCAAGGTGTCAAGTCCGTTGAGTTCATCAGGAAGAAAAGTCCCGGGCTGATTTGCTTGGTGGAGGCAAAGACATCTGCGCCACACCCCAAGGAACCATCACCAGATAACTTTAAACAATTCATAGGCGAAATCGCACAGAAGGCTATTGACGGATTTTCTTTGCTGCTCAGTGTCATCATTTCAAGAAGGAATGCAGATCTAGGAGAATTGTTGGCATCAGTCGATTATGCCAAAACTGATTTTTGCTTTGTACTTGTTATCAAGAATCATGAAAAAGACTGGCTCCCCGGCGTTCATGACGCATTGAAGGAGTATCTTCGCCACTTCTGTACGGCATGGAATTGGGGAAGCCGCCCGGTTCTAGTACTGAATGAGGAAATGGCAGCAAAGTGTGGGCTGATTCTGGCACCAACAGATGAATCTGAATAGACGAAAAGGCGGCTCCAAGAACCGCCTTCACCGTGGGCGAGCGATCATAGAAAAAACGGAAAATATCCTTATATTTCAAGGCGTGAAACCGGGCCAGCGGCGTTCAATCCGTATCGGCCGCGAAGTTTCAATAAAAACAGAGTATTTCGTTATATTTAAGTGTGTTATGCTTGCATTAACAAATGAAATGTAAAAAAAGGCGGTCATTACGACCGCCTTTATTCGTACCTACTGATTAGCCTGTTCGAGTTCTCTATTCCTCTGTACAGCAGATTTGCCATCAGGAGTTCTATCATTAGCAACAAGGCATAAAGGTTCTAAATTACCATCTGTAAATAGCTTGTTGGCTTCTTTGCAAGTAATCCAGTTAGGACTTTTACCCAATAGATTGTCTAAACGAGCGAAGAAAAGTTGATAAATGGCAGGAGAAGTGGTCATGTTTGCCATGATGGGGCCTGTTGTAGCGGTAACCCCCATCCCCCCATTAAAGTTAGCTGTCGGGACTGCATTAATGGATTGCCCTTGTCCGCTATGCATAGCAACAATTTTAGTCCCATTTTCCACAGGGAATGTTTGAACAACCCAAGTATCCGTCCCCCTAGCAGCCGCGATAACTATATAAACTAGCCAATCTCTTTGAGCCTGTAGAGACGTTCCTTGATGAGAAACATTGTAGTCATCATCAGCAAGTCGGAAAACTCTATCCGCAGCAAGTAGTACTTCTTCAGGCGTCTTTCCCTCGTATATACGAGTAGTCATTTGGATTTGCCGTTCTCTTTCGGCAGCTATTTCCTCTGGGGTTAATGGCTTTTGAGAGGCACACCCGACCATCCCTAAACACATCCCCGCCACAACCAGCGTCAATAAAAGTTTTTTCATAACTCCTCCTGCCGATTCCGAACCATACCGGAGTTAGAAAGTCAACAGGTTGTTCATCGTGCGCTCAATAGCGGTTGACATGCGCCGGAAAATGTGGAGGGTGGGGGTAAAAGGGGGAAATTTATGTCTGATGCAGAGAAATGCTGTGTATGTGGTAATAAATTCACTGGATTATTTAAAGCTGACAGACCTAGTGATTCTGCCGTACAAGCTCTCAAACAATTAGGAAAAAATGTTGATGATTATTGTCTGCAATGCTTTGTAAAGAAACGTGCAGAAGTAGAAAACGATATAGAGGCTAATATTGAAGAATTAAAGACAAAATTAAAATCTGTTACAGAAGAAGAATTAGAAAAAATACAAGTTTTCACAACGCCTCCCCCAGAAGATTGGAAATTTGAAATTAAGGGAATGGTTTCAGGGTATTCTGTTATTGGGACAGGCCCATTTACAGAAATAGCTTCTGCCTTTACTGATTTGTTTGGACAAGAATCTGTAGCCTATTTTGAAAAAATCCGTACAGGTGAGGCTAGGGCGATTAATGTTGCCAAAATGGAATCCTTAAAAAAAGGAGGAAATGCTTTATCAGGAGTAACTTTGACGGTAACAGAGGCCACTCGTGGTAATGGAATGTTAATCATATCATGTGTGGGAACTGCCATAAAACATATTAATGATACTGAGGAAAAACCTTTATTTCCTCAATTAGTTCTTAAATTGGATGAATTACAAAAAAAATTAGTTTCTTTAAAAATGGCATCGTCAGTTTAAAAATTATTTAACAAAGCCCCCTCTGTATTGTAACGTGCGGAGGGGGCTTTGTTTTTTATTTTATACCAACATTGCCTCGCTTTTTCCCCTCCAGTGATGTTTGCTCATAGGCATTCATCCGGGGGTAGAAAAGATGGCAGGCATTACTCTTCGTTTCAATATTTCGGAAATCCAAAAGAAATCGAAAGAGGCTCAAAATTCGATTCATGGCGTAACCGAATCCCTCAAAGAGACAAACAAATTTCTCAAGATAGTACCACGTGAAGCCACTAACGCCGAACGTGCTCTATCTACTTCCATGCAGCAAGCACAAAATGCTGTCTCTGGGTTGAATGGTTCTCTTGTTTCTCTCAAAAAAACAGCATTGACGGCTCTTTCCGCGATTGGCCTTGAAGAATTTTTGCGCCAGTCAATCAAAGGATATGCCGACTATGAAACCGCACTCGTAAACATTGGGAAGGTTTCAGATCAATCTCTCGCTTCGGTAGACAAAAATTTGCGTTCTATCGACTCCTCTTTAGGGTCATATACTGAGCTTGCGACTGGATACTATCAAGTCCTTTCTGCGGGCGTCACCGATACCGCGAAGTCTCTTGATGTTCTTGAGACGTCTTCTAAAGCTGCAAAGGCATCGGGGGTTAGTCAGGCCGACACGATTAAAGCCCTGACTTCGCTCATGACAGGGTATACGGGGCAATTGAAGGGTGCTACGGACGCGGCAGATACTCTTTTTGCGATTGAACGATATGGGAAAACTTCCGTTCAGGAACTTGTACCGTATATCGGGGAGCTTTCCAGTGTTTCCCGCATTGCCGGGGTTAACCTCAATAGCCTTGGAGCTTCCCTTTCCATCATTACTCAGACGGCAGGAAGCACCGCTACAGCTTCTACCCAAGTTAAGGCCCTTTTTCTTGAAACCACCAAGGAAAGCGAAAACCTCAAGAGAGTGTTATCCGATCTTGGAAAAGAAAATTTTCAGGAGCTTTTGCAGTCCAGCGGTGGAGATATTCTCAAAGCCTTGCAAACCATTTCTAAGCAAGCAGAAAAAACGGGAACTTCTATATCTTCGTTGTTTGGTTCTCAAGAGGCGCAGATAGCCGCAAAGAATCTTATCGATCTGGCTTCAGAATACCAAAAGGCTCTAACTGGATTGGAAAATCGATCCGGGACGCTAGCTTCTGCCTTTGGGAGATATACCAAAACCATCAATGGCCTTACCTCTACAACGCAAAGTTTACTTTCCAACCTTGCCACGGAAATTGGTGAATCTTTCGGAGGCGTCGCTGCTAAGGCTTTAGATCTGTTCAATAACGGGCTCACGTTCACTACGGAAAATCTTCATTCCCTCCAAGCTGCGACCGCTTCTGTTGTTGCTGGCCTTATTGCGTTGAGGGCTGCACGTCAGGCTGATACTCAATCCATTAGGGAAAGGTCTATAGCCTTAACCCAAGAAATCGCTACTGCAAAACAATCTGCCATTCAAAACAAGCAACTAGAATTACAGGCCGCACAACAGGCTCTGTCTAGCTATGTTTCCAGCAAAAAAGGTTTTGGCCCTAATTTTTCTTATGCCGCTCCACAGCTACGGCAACAGATGCTTGCTACCGTGGAAGGATACAAAGAGCAGATAGCTGGAGCAAATGCCGCTATCGCTCAACTCCAAGCTAAATCTGGAGTTTTGGTTTCTAGCACTTTGGCAGCCTCTAAAGCCCTCTCTGGACTTCGCTCTGTTGGCGCGGGGGTACTCAGTTTTTTTGGTGGTCCTTGGGGCGCGGCTTTTACAATTGCGGCTAGTGCGGTTGCCTATCTCGCTACACGCCAAAGCGAATCAGAGGCCATTGCCGAAAGGTATAAAGATGTAAACACGCGGGTATCTCAGGCTCTTAAAGAACAGGCAAAGCAGGCTGGAGACACCGAAACAAATATAAAAAACCTTTCGGCAACACAAGCTAAATTGGCACAAGAGCAAGCTAAAAGAGATCAGCAAAATTCCCTTACTGCGTTAGCTTTTATGGCTAATGCCAATCCGTGGGAATCGTATCTTAATACGAACGGAGAAATAGACGCGGTTGATAAAATTCGCGGAGTCGTAAGCAACTTTCTTCAAGACGTTAAAAATGGAAAAGCAGATATCGGCGCAACGGCAAAGGAGATCAGTTTTCTTGGTTCAACATCCGAAGATGCCGCTAAATTTGCACAAGAAGTATTAAACACGTTAAAAAACTATGATGCAGCAACAATAACCATACAAAATGCAACTAACAATATAAAAAACCTTACAAATAGCCTAAATCAAGCCTCAAATGCTTCTCAGGTAACCAAAGCCTCTTTGTTAAGTCTTTCAGGTATTGATGAAGCACTTAAACAAAGCGAACTCATAGCTTTTACAAATCGTCTCCCTACAGAAATGCGTTCAGCGGCATCATTTCTTCAGAGTTCTTTTAAGGATTTGAAACCAGAACAAATTGAGAAGGCACTCAAGGGAACTTTTGAGGGATTCAATCCTGATGACGCCAAAAAGCTGCAACAAATTATTAACAATCTGAAAACACCCAAGCTCAAGACATCCACTAAAGGCACTTCTGAAATCGATAATGCCAAGGAAAAGGTGCAGCAGCTTCGGGAAGAAATAGACCGTCTGAATGGTACTGACGTAAAGGCCAATACTGACCTTTCCAAGACCCTGCGGGAAATCGAATCTGTAGGGGCTAAGGCGAAACTTTCCGGCGATGAAATCAACAAGCTCAAGACGGATTACGAAACCGCGTTCAAAACCAGCACGTTGAAGGAATTCAACAAAGAACTTCTTCAAGCTCAAGGGAATACCAAGGAACTGCGGGCTATTGAGATTGTGGAAGCCATCAATGAATGGACTACGCGGCTCAACGGGCTTGGCCTCACTGAAACAGAGGTGACGGCGAAAACGAACCAACTCCGCGAAGCTATGAATCTGCAATCGCAGATCAAGGACGCGCAAGCCGCCGCCGACTTCTACCGTGAGCTTGCGCAATTGTCGGGGGATGCGGGGCGTTCTCAGGAATATGTGGACCAGCTTCTTTCGCTACAGGCGGACAACCTGATTCGGAACGTGGGCATTACTCGTGAGCTTGCGGACGAATGGTTGCGGCTCCAGAAAATACAGAACAGCCGGGAAGCATGGGCCGGGGCGTACCGGGCGACGCAAGAGTATTTTTCAGAGGCTACCAACCTCGCGCAAGGTTTTGAGAACCTGACCACCAATGCCTTTTCGAGCATGGAAGACGCGATAGTGGCGTTCGCTTCTACCGGGAAGCTATCGTTCTCGGACATGGTGAACTCCATGATTTCCGACCTGATCCGGCTCACTGTGCGGGCGAACATCACCGGGCCTCTGGCTGGTGCGTTGGGTAGTGGACTGAGTAACCTGTTTTCTGATTGGTCTACGAACATCAAGTTCAATAATCTTGCTGACTCCATCGTTGCAGGGGCTACCCCGAGCGCACATGGGAATATCCTGTCCGGTGCGGGCATCTCCTCGTATTCCAACAGTATTGTCAGCGAGCCCACGCTGTTCGGGTTTGATAGACTCACTCCTTTCGCCCGTGGCGGAATCATGGGCGAGGCCGGGCCGGAAGCGGTCATGCCGCTTGTGCGGACTTCCGGCGGCAATCTGGGCGTCCGGGCGGAGGGAACGGGAAAGCAGATTGTCAACGTCACCGTCATCAACAACGCCGGGGCACAGGTCGAAACGAACCAACGGCAAAATGAAGACGGAAGCCTTGATGTTGAGATCATGATTGACCAAATGGTCACCCGTAGCATGGTCAAGCGCAGTGGGGGGGCAAGCAATGTGCTTCGTAAGGGCTATGGCATGAGCATGATTCCCACTTCAAGATAAAGAGCAGTAAGGAGATTGTATGCCTGATTTTTCATACCAGCCGTCTAGCGGCCCGTTGTCCGGTGTAGACTTTGAGCGACAAACCACACAGTTTTTTCAGCAAGTATCGGCTGCGGCTGGTGCCGCGTCGACGGCGGCAAGTACGGCACAAACCACGGCAAACGAGGCACTTGAGCGTGCCACAGCCTCAAACCTTGTCGACGGGAAGACCACGCGGGCCGACGCGGGCGGCGTGATCACCGTGAAAGATGTGGCGATTGGGGGAAATCTCGAGGATCTGGCGAGTGCGCGGGGACAGGTTGGGCCCGCAAGAGAACTTGGAAACAACGTAGATTTTAATACCGTCACTGAGGCAGGTCTTTATCTGATAAATGCCATAGGGAGCGTGAACGCCCCTCGGGAAAATCAGGCTTTCTTTTTGCAGGTGGTTCGAAGTGTTAAAGGAGCAATCACCAAAAATTTGTTTCAGATTGCTTACAATTATTCGTCTGTAGCCGACTTGGTTTTTATCCGCCAGTATAGAATGGCGAGTTCATCTTGGTCTGTCTGGACGCAGTTCATCACATCTTCCCAGGTCGGCGACGGCCTCACTGTCAACAACGGCATCATCTCCGTCCCCGAATACGAGGGGGCTACGGCATCGGCAGCCGGGACAAGCGGCCTTGTTCCGCCCGCAGCCGCCGGGCAAGCCACCTACGTGCTCTGTGGCGATGGAGAATGGCGGGACATAGCGACGCTTATCGCCGCTGCGCAGGCTTAACTCTGTTCCAGCCGAAGAGTAAAGGGTAACTTCATGAATTTTCGGGCGGTTTTTAATACAAGAGCGTTGTCAAATCTCCGTGAAGAAGCCGTTATGTCACCGATCATATGGCCTCCTACTCTTCCGCAGCGCCCTCAATCTGACCCGTGGGCAAAAAATCAGCCTGCTTCCCGCTGGACGTTTGAAGCTGACGAAGGCCCGGCTATGACCCGGCCCAAGGGCACCGTGGGCGAAAAGATGAGCATGACTTTTGTGATGACGCTCGACCAGTGGGCGCAGTTCCGGCAATTCTGGAAAGTCGGCTTAAACGGAGGCGTTATTCCCTTCAACTACTTTGATCCGGATCTCAATGAGTTTTTTGATGTGCGTTTTGATCCGTCAGCGAGCGAAGACTTTTCAGTGAAAGAGCGCGGCCCGCTTCACCGTGAAGTGAGCATGACATGGGAGGTTCTACCGTGAGCCAGATACCTCTGGATTGCTCAATGTACTTCGACCGAGATTGTGATGATTACCCCGTTTTTTTGCTTGAGTTGACGCATCCTGACTATGAAGGGCTTTTGCGCCTGTGCTCTTCAAATATCCAGCGCATCGGGCTGTGGGATGATGGAGCACCGCAATACGGGGTGATGTCTACACTCGGGGGGACGGAACTCAACCCCTATATCTTTGTCCCAATGGCACTCACGCCACCGTCACAAGAAGAGGATGGGGCACCTACGGCCTCTCTTACTGTGTTCAGGACGAATGAGCTTGTCGTTCTTCTCCGTACGTTCAGGACTCGTATCTTTGTACGCATGTACCAAGTGAGCGCAAAGGAACCGAACCTTGTACGTGCCGATTATCCCGGATTCTCGCTTTCACACGTCGAAATAGGCGGGGCAACGGTGGATGGGACGATGGGCATAGACATGCAAGAGACGGAACCCTTTCCCGGCCCTTCATACAGCAAAAAGTATTTTCCGGGGGTGCATTCATGAACCGTCCCAACAACTGGCTTGATAGATACATTGGCCTCCCGTGGAAAATCGGGGGACGTGAACTGCACGGTGGCATTGATTGCTGGGGCCTCGTACGCCTCGTCCTACACAATGAAGCCGGGATTGACGTGCCGTCATGGGATGATGACCCTGACGCCCACGGAGAGACATGCCGTTCCCGGTCGCGGGCATTCAATAGGCATCTTGACCGTTTTTCCTGTGTTGCTGCCGGAGAAGAGCAACCTTTTGACATCGTGACTTTCTTTATCGGTCCCGCACTCTGGCATGTGGGCATTCTCGTCGAACTTCCCCATACCATGCTGCACATCGAAGGACAGGAGGGAAGTCAGTGCGAAGACTGGACGTTGCGTCCCGATTTGAGAAAGCAGTTTGGAGGCTTTTGGCGTGTCCGATGACCGCATCATGACCTCGAGGCTTCCGGCGATTCCGGGGCGCGTTCATGCCTCAGCGATACCGAACGCGTTGGCTCCACATAAGCGTTGGACGGGAACTGTCCCCGATCTCGTGACGCTTTCTCATGTCGCATCTACGATTTGCGACATGGCCCATGTCCCGCACTGTCTCCGTGGGCAATGCAAAATTTGGCTTAATGGTATTTCAATCCCGGCGTGGGCGCATGATAAAATCCGTGTCCAGCATGGTGATCGTATTGAACTTATCGTTTGCCCGCGCGGAAGCGGCTTCAACAGCTTTTTGAAGCTGGTCGGTGCTGTCGTGGGCATCGCAATCGCTGCATGGGCACCTTTTACGGGTTTCGCTGGAGCGGCTTTCGTCAATGGCCTTTTTGCGGCTGGAGCCACCCTCGGCATCTCGCTTCTTGCCGACGCCATCGCCCCGATTCGCCCGCCGAAGTACGATACCAAAGAATCATTGTCTGCCAGCCCCACATACAGCCTGAACGCCTCATCTAACTCTATGGGCTTCGGGCAGCCGATACGCCGCCTGTTCGGACGTCATCTTGTGCCCCCGACGCGCATCATGGACGACTACACGGAAATCTCAGGAAGCGACGAGTATCTTTATTTCCTCGGCGTCATCGGCATCGGCGCATATCAGCTTGAAGATCCGCAGATAGGCGATACGGATCTTGACCTCTACAAGGATGTCTTTGTTCAGTATTGCTACGGGCATCAAGGGGAAGCCATCCCGAATATTTTCCCTTCCGTCGTCTATCAGGAAAGCCTTTCGATCCAGCTTTTGAGCACGGATAGCCTTGGGAATCAGCTTGATTCCGGGAATTGGTGGGTGACGCGTTCGACCCGCGCCGGGGTCGATGAAATCGGCATGGATATTCAGGCCCCGCAGGGACTCTATGAACTTGACGATAAAGCAAACAGGAAAGCCATTTCGCGCTCTGTACAGATCAGATACAGGACAAAAGGGGGCGTCGGCGTACCTGTTGGTGAATGGCATGGACTGACGAGCAAAGTCACTGCTCAGTCCGTATCTTTACCTTCTGCTGTCTGGCCAGCGTACACTGAGACGGTAGGTGATCGTGACGCTTATCCGTACACCGTACATCATCCTGCTGAACCGTATTCCGCGCCTTCGCTTGTGTATATCGATCAATCAGGTGTCATTGGCGTTGCGAACTGGAAAGTCAAAAAGCATGAGATTTTTGGTACAGTATCTGTTTCAAGAAGAGAGTTTGATAATCCAGCGTTGCCTTCGTCGTTTGTGACGCTCATTGCCCGCGTGACGATAACCGGGGATTCCATATCCTCTTTTACTCCTGAACCTATACTTAACGGAACCGGAATATCGATAACGCAGTCTGGACCGCTGACTCTGTCGTTTTCTGCGGGAACATTCAGCACAGCATATACCTTTGTCACTTTGACCGGGCATAGCGCAGAACCGGACAAAGCCGTTAGAAAAGGCATCAAATGGCGTGTTCCGTATTCATCAACAGGGTACGATATACAAATTAGGAGGAATGAGCAGGAATCGACGAGTTCACGCGTTGTTGATGCCTTGTACTGGAGCGCGATACGAGCTGCGGATACGACCCAAAAGCCGTATGCCGGAGATATCCCTATTGCAATGATGGGAATGAAGATCCGCGCAAGCAACCAGCTTTCGGGCTCGCTTCCGCTCGTCACCTTGATCGCTACTTCGGAACTTTCTGACTGGGATCGGAAGGCAAAAAACTGGAATACAGTACGTCCAACAAGAAACCCGGCCTCCGCTTTTCTCGATGTGCTCCGGGGAACTGCAAACCTGCGCCCAAGGAAAGACGAGGAGATCGATTTTGATAGTATCCAGCGCTGGCATGAGTGGTGCGACGATAACGGCTACCTTTTCGATGGTGTCTATGACACGCAAAGCAAGGTATGGGATGCGCTTTCGGACATTGCCGCCGCTGGTCGCGGTTCCCCATGCCTTATAGACGGCAAATTTGGGATTGTATGGCAGCATGAGCAGCCGGGGCAGCCCGTAGGACATATCACCGTCAGGAACAGCCGGGATTTCAAAAGCAGCCGGGAATACAAGGAACTTATCCACGGCGTAAAGATCAAGTTCGTCTCCGAAGATCTGCGCTACGAGCAAGACGAACTGACGGTATACGCGCCGGGCTATGACGAGCATACCGCGACGCTTTTTGAGAGTCTGGAACTCTTTGGGACAACGACACCAGATCTCGCCGCGATGCGCGGACGCTGGTATCTTATGCAGGCACTTCTGCTTATAGAGCAGTATAGCGTCACGATGCCGCTTGAGTTCCTGCGCCTTAAAAAAGGAGATAAAATCAGAGTACTGCGTCCAGAAGTGCTCTACGGCATCGGTTCCGCCGCACTTGTAGCATGGACGCTTGATGATGCCGGGAACATTACGGCTATCCGCTGGGATGCGGAACTCCAGATGACACCGGGCCAGCGATATGCCGCGATAGTGCGCCTTGGAGACGGCAGCGAATGGACTGTCACAGGAACAAGTGATGACGGTCGCACGATGCGCATAGACGATCCCCTTCCCGCCCCCGTGCCCGCTCCCCGAAAAGCTGATTTGGTTATGGTGGGCACTGTTGATGATGTGGGAAGAATGTGTCTTGTCACAAGCATCAAGCCGGGAAGTAATCTAACCGCCATTGTCGGGTTATGTGATTATGTAGAGGAACTCTATCAGAAAGATGGTCAAATTCCTGACTATACGCCTTCGATCACGCTTCCCGGCACAGGACCTTTGCGTAAAGCCAAAACGCCGATTATCACGTCAATCCGCTCAGATGAGTCTGTGCTTACATATTCTTCGGGGCGAGGAAGTCAGCCTCGTATATATCTGGAGTGGCAGTTCTCGGACGATTCAACCACTGTTCAGGTTCGCTATCGCCAGACGGGAACCGATGTATGGTCCTATGTTCCAGCCCTACAGAGCAGGGCTACAGAGTGTTATATCTCGGGAGTAAAGGAGGGATGGGATATTGTTGAGGGTGTCAAGATACAGAACGGTATCACTTACGATGTACAAGTACGAGCTGTCAATCAAATAGGTTGGGCAAGTGACTGGGCGTCTATTTCCGGACATGCTGTCGTGGGGCGGACAACACCTCCTTTACCCCCTGACGCGGTTGGACTTGATGGCTATGTATTGACAATTATGATGGAAAACAAACCGATTGATGTCGTTGGCTTTGAAGTTTTTATTGCGATGGACGACACTGATACTTTCGGTATGTCGCTTAAAGTCACAAGCCCATATACTGCTGACGGTAAATTCGATCTCAAACCTTGGGCAGGACATGCAAGACGTTATTATGTGAGGGCTATCGATGAAGTTGGGCTTACCTCTGATTTGATATCCGGACTTATTGATTTTGGTGATGTGAGGCCAGACAATATTCTCGTCGAGTATTCGCAAAAAGACCAAAATTGGCCCGGAACTCTCGTCAATGGAACCATTGGAGAAAAAGACAGACTTTATGCTTCTGATGAAACGTTCGTCTTTGCTTCTACCACTGAAGACTTCGTTTTCGCGGATACGGCAAAATCTTTGGTCTTTCCTACATCTTCTGGGGCTCCTCTCGTTTATACGTTCTCGTTATCTATTCCAAGAGATATGGTTGGTGCACGTGTTCTTATCGTTCCTGATATCGTGCAAGGGACTGTACAGTCGATAGAATGGAGGAAATATACGATACCATATCTATTCTCCTCTGGATATGCATACATCTTCCCCGCCCAAGATATGGATTTTGTTTTTCCGACGATTGTTCCTGCTGAATGGGAAGCCACACCTACCAATTACATCTCTCCGGGGAATGAAGTCTTAGACGTACGCGTAACGTTCGCTCCGGGGGAATCATCAGCGATTGTTGATGACATACGCGTTATACTTGATGTCCCCGATGTTGTGTTCCCGGTCAACAACATTCGTGTGCCAGCTTCCGGACTACGTCTACCGATTCCTCAAAAAACATTTAGGACCATCCTTGGGGTGACCTTTGGTGTTGAAGCCGTATCAGGCTTGACCGCTGAAAAGCCTGTAACCCTCGACAAGAATGGTTCCCGTGACGAATCCGGATACTTGCTTGAGGGGCCGCTCGTTGTCGGTATCGATGCATCCGGAAACTACGCAGAAATACAAATAGATGCAGTAATTAGTGGATACTAAAGGAGATATTATGGCAAGACAAAGATTGATGTACGGGAAAGACGATCTCTATGTCACGGATAGATCTAGTCCCAACGCGACACGAGTGACCGATGTTCAAAAGTGGCGGACTAATCAAGACGACATCAGACATCTCCCCGGTGCTCTGCCTATGCAAAAGATTGCAATCCAAGATGGAGCGATCAGTCCGTCCGCAGCCTTCGTTATTGTTGATACGGAGGGGGGAGCCCCCGCTGACGATCTTACGGCGATTAATCCGGGCGATCTTCATGATGGAATGGAAATTGAGCTGATTAGCGCAGATTCATCGCGTGTAGTAACCATAAAAAACAGCACCGCTTTTTCAGGAATTCGGACGATACGCGGCGAAGATCTTGTCCTCGGAATGTCTTACTCTCTTAGATTGAAGCTCGTCAGCACTGAAAGTATTACATATTGGCAAGAACTTCCTGCGGCTGTAAAAATTTCGGACAGCGTGAACTTGAATAGCTCGACGACGGCGGCGTCATCGAAAGCTATAAAGGCAGTATATGATGATATCCCTGCTATGGCCGCACATGCAGCGATGCCGAGTGATAGATATATATCTATCAATTTACAATTAAACACCATTTTAGAATACACAGCTGTGGCGGATGGTTTTATTTTTATACGACTTATATCAACAACAAATGGTCGTGTTTACTGTGAGAGAAAAACCGATACGAATATATTTGCACAAAATATTCCGATCACAAATTCTTTGGAGAATACAGGGGTAACTGGAAATTTAGTTTTTCAAGTTAAATCTGGAGAAAAAATATCATATGCGGCGTATGGAACTGCCGCATCTGTAGACAATGCTATCATAGCTAGGTTTTACTATGCAGAGGGAGCTGGCTCATGAAATATATTGTAAAAGATAATGATGGAAATATTTTAGCCTTTGCAGATCATGAATTCCACGGATCCGAACCGTGCCCGTGCGATGTCATACGCTACCCTGACGGTGGACTATATCGTGTCGATGCCCTTCCTACTGTCTACGGCAATCCCGGCACATCTGAACAACAGATTGGTGGTGAATGCCCTATGAGATGGGTCACGATGTCTGGACCCCGTCCCAGTGATACCTACGGTGATGATGGTACAGTAATAAAAACATGGATTGCGAAAGAAAGCGGCGAATGGGAACCAGTCTCTACAGCACCCTCTCGCATCCGAACCGAGCGTGACCGTCGTCTTTCTGACTGTGCTTGGATTGTCGAGCGTCACCGCGATCAGCTTTCCAGCGGAGAGGTAACGACACTCACTGATGCCGAGTATCAAGCGTGGTTGAAATACCGCCAATCCCTGCGTGACTTGCCGCAACAGCTTGGCTTTCCGTGGCAAGGACCGGATGACCCGGCGTGCCCGTGGCCCGTGGAACCATAGCCGTTGCAAAAATTATAGGCATGGCTAGACTCTTTAGAAACAAGGAGGAAGGTCATGCCGCTACCCATGCCAGAGGAAGAGGAAAAGTTTCGCTGTCCACACGGTGAACGTAATCAGGCTTTGATGCTCTGCTCGCTTAATTGTGATTTGTCCGGTGCTCATCCCGATAGAAAGGCGAAAGCGGATGGTCGGTTTATCATCACGCCGTGGTGGTGCTTGCACAAGTGCAGATGGTTGCCTGAGCACCGAGATGAGATCCGATTCGTGGCGAAAAAGTCGGATTGAAGACACAAAAAAATCCCCCTCCCGGCGCGAACCGAGAGGGGGATCGAAGTATCCACACAACATATTAAGGCACCTTTTTTAGCGCGTTGGGAAGACGCTTTTTGCTGTTTGCACCAAGCTGTTTGGTGCAGGATATTTGTTACTTATTGAAATAAATTGTGTATATGCCTTTTTCAGGAAAAAGCAAGTTTTTTGTGTAATTTATTGATAATATTTGTTTTAGATACCGTTTTCCGCACCAATCTGCACCAACGTGGTGCAAGCAGAAAGAGCTGACGCTGCTCGACGTTGGGAAGATGCGAGAGCGTGTGTGTAAAAACTGCCTGTGGTGGTAATATCTTTATGTCCAAGCTGTGCAGCTATTGCGGCAATATCCACACCTCTTGAAAGCATTTCGGATGCAGCGATATGTCTCAGGGCATACATCGACATGGAAACTTTAGCTTTTCTGCAAGCTCTTCTCCATGCAGTTTGATAAAGCCCTCTATTCACGTTGCCCCCCTTTCTGCTTCTGCAAACCAAACTTTGACCATTTTGAGCATCATCTTGGTAGCGTACCCATGCCTCTTGAAGATATTCCTCTGGTGGGAATACTATTTTGGTGCTATCTACCTTCGGCATGTAAACGTTCACGGCTCTACTCTTCCAATCGAATGCCGACCATTCTAATCGAAACAGTTCGGACACGCCGGGACGCAAACATAAGGCAATGGCAGTTTTAGCTGCCCATTGAAGCCACGGGGGGAGCACTGGAAAGAGTTTGCGGAAGTCTTCCAGTGTTCCTGTACGTGGCTTGTTTTTTGCTCCGGGGAGTTGCCGATATTTACCCCAAGGGTTTTCATGGAGTAAGTCTTGTTCAACGCACCAACTGAGTGCAGCTTTGATCTTTCCGACATAGATATTGATACTCGCTGTTGAGAGGCCGTCATTCCTGCACCGTTCACGTACAGTTTCGAGGTCACGACGAGTCAATGTATCCACGAATCTGTTTGCAAGGAACTCCGCTGGACCCTCTCTGTGTTCCCCATTCTTTCGATCATGCCCGCACACAATGAACTCATAAATTCCTACGGTGTTCTCGGCGTGTTCGGTATTTTTTAGGTACACCAGAACCGCCTCCAACAACGTCAACCGTGTGTTTTCCACCGCATCATACTGGCAATCCGCATCGAACTGCCAAGCCTTTTCCTCACTACGGAAAGAGCGCTGTCTCCAGCGCCCCTCCTCATCCTTGAACTTGACGACAAATCTGCCGTCACCGCGCTTTGCTACGCTCATGGGATTTCCTTTTCACGTCAGCAAAAAACGCCTTCCCTGCTTTGGGGGATAGCGTATCACGAGATGATTTTCTAGCCCCTTGGTTGAGTTCGAGCAGTTCGAGAAACCGTTGAAAGAGGCGTTCATCTTCAAGAGCCAATTCCCTACGCCGTAGAACGATTGAACGGATTTCTGAAACAGTTGTGTCCATATCTCCCCCCCTACGCGGCCCGCCTTTTTCTGTATCTGTCGAGCATACCGGGGTTCTGAGCGAGCTCGCACCGGAATGCGGAAATCACGTCCACATGGTAGGCGTTGATACCTTCCGGGTATTCTGGGGTGGCGATTTTCTCTATGGAGTAACCAAGATCGGTAGACATGCGCTTGAGGGCTTTCCCGACGACTGAATACATCCCCTTGCTTTCAACGAATTCTGTCAGCAACCACGGAATGGCCTTTACGGACTTGTAGCGCTTCCCGCGTCCAAGTTCGTCTTCAAGAGCGTTGACCTTGCGGACGGCGACGGAAGCGGTGGCCATCGCGGTGGCTGTCTTTTTGTCGCTGATCCATGCTTTGGTGCGGATGGCCTCGTCCCGTTGGCGGCGGATAAGCTCATTCTCTTCAAGCATGTTGGCATATGCGCGTAATGCCTCTGGGAGAGAGGTTGGGGCGTTTGCTTGGAGGGCCTTTTCCATCTCGTTGAACCGGGCGATGTAGGCAACTTTGAAGGCCATAGCCTTTTCGCCTGTGTAGCCCATAGTCAAGAGCGTGAAGGCGTCCTTGGTAAGCAGATACATGGGCTTCGGAAGTTCGCCTCCTGTCAAGGGATTCTGAATTGTGTACTCCGAAACTTCAAAATTGAGTTTTCGGAAGTTTTCAGGTACTTGCAACAAGATAGTCTCAATGTCCCGCAACACGTTGAAATGTTCCTTCCCAAATGCCTCCGCCACCTGCAACGAGGTCACGGCGGGAACGTCCTTTCCGTTGATATTATTCAATGCGATTTCGATATTCATAGGTTCTCCTTTTGTTGCAGTTTCTACGCGGCCCGCTCGTACACCCGCGTCCCGATCTCGGCTATTTTCGGGTCGACCTTTTCGAGCGCATTACACAGCGTGGTCAGCGTTTTGAGCAGGTTGTGCCAGTGAAGGCCCCGGAAGTAGGCGGGGCAGGTGTTCCGGCAGTCCTCAAGGAAGGTCAGTCCGGCCCACATCCCGGCGGCCCATTGTGTCCAGCGGGAAGCGTCGCCGGAAGCCGCCTGAATGTCCCCGACATGCCCTGCAAGGATATGGAACCGGGTATCCAGATCTCGCTTCGCGCCTGCGGAGAGCCTGCGCTTCTGCGTGTCGTCCGCACATCGGTCGATCCAGCGGTTGACCTTTTCGACCTGCTTTCCGAGGTCGCCAAGCAGGGCCAGCGTTTCCGGCTTCAAGAAAGAAATCGCCACGGTGATCATGGACAAGGCCAGAACACAGCGGGTGTGCTGGATGGCCTCGTGCGGGTACGGGATTACGGGATTGATGGGTCTTCGCATGTGATCCTCCTGAAAAAGAAAAGCCCCTTTCGGGGCTACTTCTGTTCGTGCTTGTCGGCGGGGACGCATACGGCAACTACCGTATGGTTTATCCCGTGTTGTGCCATTATCTGCTCGGCCTGTTCTGTACACTGGTATATACCCATCTGCGGATACTCTCGGGTGTACTCCGAGTGCCTTGCGGATTGCCCCTCAATGGCGAGAGGGGAGACGATCACGGTCACGATGAGCATTACTTCTGCTACTGCCACGGTTACTCCTTCGGCTCGACAGGCTCTGGGATGGGGCCTGCCCATTGCCAGCCCTCTCTTGTTCTGTCGCATAATTCGGGGAACTTCGTAATCCCAAGGTGTGAAGATGTTTTATACCAGTACCATCCCGGCACCTTCGGCGGCTCGTCCGTCCACTCCAGTGTTCGGGGTAAGGCGTTCCACCAGTCATAGCACTCATCGGGAAAAACAAACCTCTTTCCGCCCATTCTGAATGGACATCCTGATTCGCCTTTACATATCACACGGAACTTTCCATTGTGGCATTCAACGTGTGCTCTTGCTTGACACAGTGGGCACGGTAGCAACGTCAGTTCTTCGGACATGCTTTTTTACTCCGTTTAGAAGTTCTTTTTTTTATATATCTTGTCTCTTGAAGTTTTCTCTCCCAAGCAATGAGCGAGTCGATATGCAGCTTATCCTCTTCACTAAGAGGAGGCATCAGCGTTTCAAGCGGGATATGAAGCAGATATGAAAGTACAAGCAGTTCAGTCCTCCTTAGATCCCTTTTCCCATTAATAATCTCGGAAGCACGCGCTCTGCTGCGTAAAACAATGGCTAGTTCAGTTTGTGTTATCCCAGTTGCTTCCATCCCATCGTTAATTGCTTTTTGTACTGTGGTGTTCATCTCCCTTCCTCCACGGCCTCGCGTGCGGCTTCCATGAGCCTTTCTGGACTGTCATAAATCCCCGCCGTCCCGTCAAACGCTATAGTCGCCAGCCAGTGCAACTCTCTCTCAAACCGTGCTATCTCTGCGTCTTTATAGCCTAGCTGTCTGGTGAAGACTTCTCGCACGTCTTTAGTCTCTTCACGCCAGAAAAATACTTCTTGCTCCAGCCGTGCTATTTCTTCCTCGGCTTGGTTCAGCGCATTAAGTAGCCGGATGGTGAAAGTCGCGTGTTCTGCATCGAAACATGTATATGAGGATAACAGTCTTTCGCGCCACTGGTCGCGCTCTTCTTTTGTTAGAGTCATATTTTCTCCACAGCTTTGTGTGCCACGTCGCGCCAACAACGTGGTTCTCCGTCGGGATAGTTGCAAGATGGACTTCCTTCACAAGGATGTAGGGTTCTGCATGGGCTGGCTATCTCATTGAGCTTTGTCGCCAGCCAATCCGCCTCCTGATCCAGCCGTTCCAGTTGAGCCTTGACCTGTTTGTCTGCTTCATCGCAATCGTCGATGTGACCAGAACCGCCACACCAAGGGCAGTTATATCTTTCGGTAAAACCTTCTTCGGTCATGTGAGTATGACCGGGCAACGGTGACGGGATTTCCCCGCCCCACGCTGCGGCTGCTACTTCTGACATGGTGACGGCGTGTTTCCGCGATAGTTCCAGTTCTTGGCACAGCCTGAAAATGGTGGTCGCTGACCCCATTCCGTCGAGTTCCTTGGAGTCTCCGAGCATGTCGCCAATGGCGGCGGAACGGATGCGGGCTAGTTCTTCTGTGGTGATGTTCATTCTTTCGGCTCCGTAGCTTGGTATGCTTTTTCAATCATATTTTGGGGTGTAACTTCTATCCAACGCCCACGCCCCAAAAGAGTAATTTCGCCACTTGCCTCTTCTGATAAGTATTTCACCATCTCCACCAGCCTCGGCACGGCGTTGCACGCGGCGACGATGTATGCGGCGTCGGCGCTGGTTATGCTATCCGTGATGTTTTCCTCTTCGTCCTCGATAGCTTTTGCATCTTCGCTTTCGATAGAGGAAAAAGGCCAGATAAACCCCATACCGTCACGACGGGGTTCAATGTTATGCTTCCACGGCCCCGGCGTCGCCGCCTTCCTAAGCCGTTCTAGTTCGTCAAGCCATTCCTGTGCTGTCATTTTCCATCTCCACTTCAACGGCGATACGCGCTTCCCGCAGGATGTACCACGCTAGGCTTTTGGCTTTGAAACCATCAAAGAACTGCCAGTTATTAGAACTAAAATCTAGTTCTGATGCGTTCTCAACGATATATCGTGATACCCTCGCCTCGAACTCGGCGGCGTCGCGGTAGTCAGATGCAAGTGTGTACGCGCTCGTTTCAAATTTCTCCCTATCGGCGCACCAAAAGCAGATGCCTCCAACGCCGCTGACTTCATAATGTACGCAACGGCTGCATCTAATTTTTCGCTTCCCCAGCCACTTTCTTTCTCGTTCAGTCAGCATTTTTCAAGCTCACTTAAAGCTATAGTTTTGTTTTGGTCAGCAATGCCTTTACCTTTTCATATGTTATATCTTCATTATATTTATTCGGATATATACCTTGTTTATTCATCCATCCCCAGAAAGCTATCTGTGTAGATCGTGATGGGCGTAAATTTTTATAAAAGGTAATATTGTTATAGCCACGCTGTTTTACATCACTCAAATCACTATAAGGAAAATTTTCTATCCAGACGCCATATTGATTACCGCGCCACTTTATCTCAACACGATATCTATCATAATTTAGAACCTCACCCTCACTGATTAACTTTTTTATAAAATTATCAACATAAGATGAGTATTTATAAGTATGAAAACATAAAATAATATAGAGCTTTTGCTTAAAATCCATATTTTTTATTCCCCGCGTGTTGTTCATGCAGCCGCGCCCCTGCACACCATCCAGACCACCCACACGAAGAAGGCGACCCACACCCACGTGAGCCGCCTTTCCCATTTATTCCTCGTACAGGATTTCAAGCCCATACGCTTTTGCAGCCGCGTGCTCGATCGTGCATCCACGGGCCCGTTCCCAACCTTTGCAGAAGAATGCGGCATGGCACAGACTCATGTTTTCGAGAGACTTCGCCAAAAAAACACAGAGGGATTTGGACGACGCCTCGTTCTTTCATGGATTCTTGCGAATACCATTCATCCGTGAACAGGGTATTCACGATTTCATAGCCTTTGGCTTCAAGCACAGAGATAGCTCGTTCGCGTGCTTCCCTGATTTCCTCTTCCGTTTTTCCAGCCATAGGCTGTGATAACATTGCTCTCATGCGTTTATCCTTCCAGCGTGATTCGTATGCGCGGCCCACGGTTTGGGGTATGAAAAGCCCCGCCGGGGGAGGGCGGGGCGTGGGGTGCTTCTGCAATTTTGACAAGAGCTAATGAAAGCTCTATCCTAAATTGCTAGGTTTAGGGGAGAGCGAGGCACTATGCCACGTTCTTCTGCTCAAGGCTCCGAGTCCTTTATGGTTCGGGGCCTTTTTCATGCTTTCTCAGCAATCCTCAGCTTGCTTGCCGGGACCGTCCATTTCCCCTCGTAGCCGTACACGGTGACGTACATAGCCTTGCGTCCCTTCCCGAAATCACGGAGATACGGGGCGCAGGAGGCCGTAACGGTGACTGTTTGGCGTTCGCCGCCTACCTTGGCTCGGTAGAGGAAACGGCGTCCCGGAATTATTGATGCCAAATCAGGACATTTTAGTCTGATGTCGGGGAGGGTATCTGTGTCGGGCATAGCTTAACTTTCCAATGCCATAATTTTAGCAAATAGCTTTGGCGCGGTCCTATCGCTTCTATCTCGTTCCTCTTCATAAAGACGCGTCAATTCATCCCAATGTTCGACAAAGGGTTTCCATTTCGGGAATCTTTCCGCAACTTCATGTAAGCGTTGCTTCCATTCCGGTATGAACTTGAGCAAGAGATAACAGCGTCGGAAATCAGACGGGTCATAAGGTACATCGTATCTAAACCATGAAGGACTGGTATTGAAAACCGTGTTGTCGACCATTCCGGTTAAGACTGCGTGAATCGTTTTAGAAGAAATTCCGGTTTCTCCGTTGGCTAACCACATCTGTTCCCGCCATTGCTGTGGAAGCGAAAGTACCTCAGCCGTGTAATCCCCGTACAAATCAACGCTCACAGTTCACCGCCTCCCGCAGTTCCTTTCCCGGCCTGAACTTCACGGCCTTGTGCGCGGGGATGGGGATGCTTTCCCCGGTGCGCGGATTGCGGCCTTGACGTTCGGGCACGTCCACGACTTCGAACACGCCGAAGCCCTGAATTTTCAGGGAGCCGTATTCAACGATAGCCCGTTGGAGCGTATCCAATACCTGATTGACGACAAGATCGGTCTTCTCGATTGAAGTCATGATGCCCGTAGTATCGGAAGATCGAACCATTATGACGAAATCAGATTTGTTCATGGCATTACCTCATATGCTTGTGAGCCTATACTTTTCATTGAGTACAAAAGCTTCCCCACGATGACCGGGAAGCCGTTCCGCCGTGTTTGGGAATTTCAAACGAAGAATCACCTTGCGCCCTGTCTGTTTTGAAAAACGTTCAGCAGCGGAAAAGTGTTCCCATGCCCTGACGGGCGGAAGAATGCCCCCCGAATCCTTGTAGCGCTTAAGCTTCTTTGCCGTGGTCACATGCCATACGATCATAGTCTTTCCCAAAAGAAAGGCCCGGTGGTGAGCCGGGCCGGGGTGGTTATCGTACTTGCAAGCTGTATGTCTTCACCAGAGCACAGCCGGGGATGGTCAATCCGCCTTTGAGGGCTTCTTTGATTGTGGGCTTGTCCGGCTCCACTGTCGTCTTTGTGCGGCGGTACAGTTCGGGAAGTTCTTCCATTTGCGCCGTTACCGCTACAGCCTCAGTTTCCCGAACGCTGATTGTGTAGGCGTTGCCGGATACTTTCTTGAGGCCGTTTTCCCTGAGTACGATGGTGTAGTGTTCCTTGAGCCATGCAAGGCGTGATTCCGCTGTCCTCGCCTTGGCTGCAAGGCGTCTGGCCTCTTCCTTGCAAGCTTCGGCAAGTGTCGACTGAATTTTCAAGAGCTGCCCGAACCCATCCACCTTGTCGGCTTCAAGTTTAGCGAGTTCATCTATGTAGGCGTCCATAGCCTCGCGTTGTTCCGGAGTCAGTTCTTCATCGGGAACAGAAAGCATCCCGGCGATTTCTTGCTGAATTTCGTTGAAGGTAGGCATGTTCACCTCCTAGAAGGGCACATTGTCCATGCATAAGATTCAGAGGGTAAGGATGAACTGGGCTTTCCTCCGTCCTTCTTGTCGAGGAACTGGACGCGCTGCGCCTTGATTTCCGTGGAGTAGCGTTTCTGTCCCTGCTGATCCTGCCATTCCCGCGTAGATAATGAACCCTCCACGAATACAAGGCTTCCCTTGCTCAAGTACTGGCTGCAATGTTCAGCGGCCTTCTGGAACACAACGACGCTATGCCATTCGGCCTTTTGAACCCGATTCCCTTCCCGATCCGTGTAACTTTCGTCAGTAGCGACATTGAGACGGCAAATTGCCGCGCCGTTTTGGGAATATTTTAGTTCTGGATCGCGCCCAAGGCGTCCGATGATTTCTACACGGTTGAGACTAGCCATTTTTCCCTCCATTGATGGCGTTCAAAAATTCGGAAACATCGTCCTTTGTCAATTCTCTAGAGCTTGCAAGGGAACGTCCGAAGAATCGTGAAAGCTCGGAAAGGCCAGCCTCTCTATTCTTCCCATGTCGCTTTGTTAGATAAGCCATGAGGGCATTTGATTGCGCAGCCGTCATTGGGTTTGGGTTTTCCGTTTTTGCCTTTGCGCGGGCTTGTTCTTGGCTTTCCTTCATTGCGGTAGCTCCGTCATCGTCGTCTTGTGCAATGCCCACCATAGCGGCAAGAGCGTAACGGCGGGCATAAGTCAACGCGCTACCCATCCCCTGAATACCTCCCATTCTGTCGTTTGGAAGCGATATTTCAGATGCCATCCATTGCCCTGATTTGTGAGCCAACGTTGTTCGTAGCATAATGCCATTTTGTGCGGGCATGGGAGCTTGAATGACGGCAATACCATTTGCTGTGAGTCCCTGACGAATGGCCTCCAGCACGTTTTGGAGCGTGGCATACTTGTTTTTCATTCCCCCCGTGGCGTCTGTTACGGCAAAGGTAAATTCGCTTTGTGCTGCCGCGAGCGCCGCAGCGAGTTCGCCAATTTCATTTGATTGATACATAGGCTCCATATTTCATCCTTTCACCGCTCATCGGCGGGAACTAAAAAGGCCCCTTTCCGGGGCCGTAGTATTCGGGTTCATCGGGAATCGTGCGGTCTACGCTTTCCCTCTCCGCGTCGTACATATCGGCTTCTGGCTTCATCGCATGGCCTCCATCCCGTACAAGATCTGTGGAAGAATGCAGATACCGAGCATGACAGCCATAAAGATGATGACCGCAGCAACTCTAGCCCGGTCAACCTTTTTAGGCCGTTCCAGTGATACCTTGGCGTGCTTCATGTAGACGTTGGAAATCATGCCGTCGCCTCCATCTTTCTCAGCCATTGTTCCGCTGCCTCGCGCACGCTGGCCTTTCTTGCCTTGTCACAAATGCGTTCAAGACGTTCCCGGAGCGTCGTTCCCTTGCGTTCCCCGACGAGCACGGGATGGCTACGGGTGAAATCGTCTGCTTGATATGCGGTAAAATTCATAACCTTCTCTCCTGCGTTGAAGTCTGGATCGGCGTCCCAATCCCGATGTAATCCCGGAAAATCCGGGATTGTTCGAGGCTAGGATGATTATTCGCCGTAGCCGGAGCCGTAGCCGGAGCCGTAGCCGGAGCCGTCGCCGTAGCCGTAGCCGGAGCCGTAGCCGGAGCCGTTTACTCCTGCCATACTTCCACCTCATCGAGAGAGAGCTTTGCCTTTTCAGTGAGCGGAAGCACTTCGATCACTTGGGTCAGGTGAACGGCATCGACCGGAGCGGGAAACTTGCAGTCATCCGGGTTACTCGTGCCGTCCTTGGAAAGCTGAGAAAGGCTTGCCGCTCCAGCCCAGTACCAGACTCGGCGGGCATTCGTGACGACGGCTTCCTGACCGTCCATGTTTTCGAGTTTTCCATAGAAAACCCCGGCGCTGTAGGTTCTGACGATGACGTTCTGTCCGATGAATGGGGAGAGCGTAGGCATAGTGTCCTCTTTGGTTGGTGTTGATGAATGTTCCCAATCCCGTTTCCTGCCCCGGAATCCGGGGCAAGTGCGGGGCTAGGCTGGATTTCACGGCTCCAATCCTTCTTGTCTTCGCCGTGTGTGCTCCGCCCATGCTTTCGCTACCAGAGGCCAACGCCATGCCGCTTATGCGGGTACAACGTCGCGCTTGGGGGCATCGTCGCGCTGATTGTCAAAGAACTGTGCGGGGCGTTCCCGCGAAATTCGCTATCCCGCGTAGCGGGCTTCTGATTCGGAGAGCCATCCGCTGAACCAGCCGTCGAGCAATCCCTTGCGCTGGTAGTCGCTGGCGTTAACCACTTCCCCGCCGAACTCTTCCGCGAACTCGCAAGCATCTGTGAAGCTGTTGAACTCATCGATACAATCCATCCCGTTGTCGGGGTTCCGATTGATTACGAGGTAGGCGTTCGTGGTGGTCATGGCTGTTCTCCTTTGGTCTTTCGGGCTTGAATCCCAATCCCGGTTGCTACCCCGAAGAATCGGGGCAGGGGCCGGGGCTAGGCGGCGATGAAGAAACAACGGGGCCTTTCCATCATCTTGGGGTCTTCACAGTCGATCCAGCGGTCGAATGCTTCCGCGTCCCTCTTTTCCAGTTCGTCCATGATCCAGCCGCGAACCATCGCCTGTTCGAGAATCTTTTCCCTGTCCGTGTTGTTGGTGGCCTCGAACATCTCGCAAAGTTGAGCCGTCGAGCGGTTGGCGATAATGGCGCGGGCGATATTTTCCTTTCTCTGAGCGTTCATTCTGCTTTCTCCTTTGTGGCGGGGTTCGTTCCCCGTCTCGTTGAAAACAGTATTACTAAAATTTAGTAAAACGTCAAGGGATTTGGTTACTAAAATTTAGAAAATTCGGCACAAAAAAAGGTAGCCGAAGCTACCTTAAAAAATACGGCTAGTTACAAATGAAACTATTTTCCGTCTGCCTGTTTTAAACCCATTCTGATTACGTCATGCAGGTTCAATCCCAAGGCTTGGCACAGGTTCACAAGGTCAGCCATACGAAGATTCTGAGGCTTCTTATCCTCACCTGCGCCTTGAGCTATCAATATAGAGCGAACCTTTCCAAGAGGGTTTCCCATGAAAGGGAAAGCCATTTGTCCTAATGCCTTATCTGACAGTCTAAGCTCTTTTTGTCGTGCTGCAAGTTGGGTTCGGATTGCATCATCAAAGATGACCATCCCGTCTTTGGTAAGCATATTCTCCACTCCTTTTTACCCTCCTTGTAGCACGATATTGGTATCGGACGGTAATCTAAAATTTAGTAGTTGACAATATACTAAAATCTAGTAAATCTCTTTTCACAGGGCACGCCCAACCGCCCCGCGAAGAAGCGAACAGGAGGGAGTAGGCAACCGCTCAAGGGGCGGTATCACTGGACGGTATTCAGACGGTGGCGGTGATGTCTCATGAAATCCCCCGGAACCACGTAGCGAGTGCCGGGGTGTCCAGAGACGAAAGTGGAGAAGGGACAATCTCGCAAGACGGCGCATCAGCCGGAAAGCTCCAAGGTCACAGCGTGATGTCCGCGTGTGGCTGCCGAAGCGATAGGGACGGCTCCATACCGGAACCTGTCGAGGCAATGTCCTGCCCACGTGTGATAGCGGGTAAGGGCGAGACTTTGCCTTTGCTCCTGAGACTCACCACCCGGAACTCAGGGAAAGCTCAAATGCCTTTCTGCCTTCTGGCTCTAGGCACTTCCTGAACTCTTCGCCTACCGAGAACTAGGGTCAGGGCGGTTCCCGCCCTCTTGCCGGAATGGGGAGGGTGGGAAAGATGAAAAAAGGGGAACAGAATCTCAAAAGCCGTTTTCAATTCTTTTTGAGATTCCGGGAAGTTTGAAAAATGGCGTTATTTGCATTCGACGTACGTCATCACCACACAAACTCCCCAAGAAATTGCCAGCAGTGCGCGTAAAAAGATTTCCCATTCAAATGGGTTGAGGGTTGCTTCAATGAAGCTCCCTATCAAGTAAAACAACAACGTCATGCCAAAAACAGCTTTCCAGAACTTCATCAATCCTCCCAAACAGGACATTTTACTCTGTGCGTAGCCTGTCCACGAACTTTATGGGCAATTTATAAGCGATTTATGGGATTTTATGAGTTTTAAAAATATCAACTTTTTCAATAGGATACACTGTTTTATCTTCTAAGTAAGCTCATTTTAATAATCGTTCTTTGACAATCAGCCCCCATAACCCGCCCAGTCCGGTGGTAGTGTCATCGGTGGTATGGCGGATAGGGAAAACTTCATGGGCGGGTGGTTCGATGCCGGATACAGTACACCGGGAATCACCACGCCCTAGACCAGCGACTAGTGAAAACAACCTTATCCACGCTCTAGCATGGTTCGGGAGTACGATTCCTCGCGCTCCCTTTCATGCTGGCGGTCGAACTGTCGAAAGGTCAGCTTACCGCCTACCGAATACAAAAAATTACATATCCATCAAACCACATTCCAAACAAAACCAGTAGAATGGATAGAAAAACAGGAAAAATCATGACAAGTAAGCTTTTTGGCCCTTCAATACTAAAAGCGGACCTGATCGCTCCTAGACCATATCCAATGATGCAACATGATACCGTCCAGCAAACAAAAGTTACTTCCATAATTCATCCGCGTCATGTTTCACAGTCCAGCCCTATTGCCGTCTGTGGATAGTGCTCCGTTCCTCGCCCGAACGCATTGCCTCGCCTGAGCGGGGGTACAACGCCCGTTTTGAGTCACATCTTCGCGTTGTTCCAACGGACGCCCCCTTGCTCGGGTAATGTTCGTCCGTTGTTTTGGGGCTTATCGCTGCTCCGGTCGATGCAGGGGTAGGGGGACTGGCATCATCACGCTTTCAGGGGGATATGGTTTTCCCTGCACCGCCCGGAACGGCGATATTTGAACGTGGCAGCCGGGGGCGGATTCGAACCGCCGATCACAGGGTCAAAGCCTGTTGCCGTAACCGCTTGGCTACCCGGCTGTGTGTCGCTGTTTCGAGCGGATGGAGCCGCCTTTGCTTGCCATGCCGAATCTGGCAAACGCACCGCAGATATTCGGCTCTCTCTACGCGAGGAATTTTTATGCGCGTGCACCACTCGCTGGACACGTGCACCTCTGCGAATCCATCCCTCGAAACAACGACTCTTCACTTTTCAATCTGGCGGACGGGGTGGGATTCGAACCCACGGATGCTTTCACATCGGCGGTTTTCACCGCCGCAATCGGCCTCTCTGCCATCCTTCCCGGCTACTACTTCTTCGCCTCACCAGTCTCACGGGCCTCTTTCGAGCTTTCCGGGCGGCCTCTTGCTCCGCCCACCGTATCGCTACGGCCTTCATGCCGCCCAAACTGGCTTCCTCCGCCCGGGGCTTGTGGCTACTTTCCGGCTGGTGTGCCGGGCGTGTTCGCCTTCCCCGGGCGTCGTGAAGAGATAATACCTAAAGGTACGATTGAAAGTCAAGATAAAAATTCATATAGGTATATTTTGGGTACAAAAAAGCCCCTTTCGGGGCAAATTCACAATGTTTTAAGGTAATTTATAAGCTCATATTCCGGATCGTCTCCTCTGGCCGTATATATACTATTATAAAGAAGCCCAAATATCCTATTTTTTTTGAAATTACTCTCTGGATCATTGGGAGATACAAAGAACGTTACAAGTCGTTCATAAATTTCTAAAAATCTATTTTTTGTATTATTACGTATAGATATTATTTGGCACGCACAATGCTCTCTCTCTCTCTCTCTCTCTCTCTCTCTCTCTCTCTCTCTCTC